CCCCTGGCGCGGTGCCGGCTCAGAGCCATTCAATTCATTTGTTAAAGCCTGTTGGTGCGAGTTAGGCCAATTGTTAAAGCCTGTTAACGTGCCGGCTCAGAGGCTCGCAGGCCAATTGTTAAAGCCTGTTAACGTGCCGGCTCAGAGGCTCGCAGGTCAATTGTTAAAACGTGTTGGTGCGAGTTAGGCCCCTGGCGCGGTGCCGGCGTGCCCCCTATATATAGTATATAGAGCCATGTCCATAGGCAGAAAAATTTTTTGGCTTCAAATCATTCTCGCAAATTGCCACCAAATCAAAATTCGCAAAGGCCATCATTCAGGCATTCTCGCAAAAAGGCTGTAAACAAGAGAAACAAGAGAAACAATCAATTGTTTCTTGATAAGTGATTGATTTTCAATAGATTATATATAAATAAACAATATAAACAAAGAAATTACTAAAAAATAGAATGAGTTGTAATATAGAATTTATACTTATTATACTTATAAACCAAAATATAATTATTACATATTAAATACACCGTATAATTTTTACGAACATGCCTTGTTTCGTTTATTTCGAAATGCGAGAATGCTTAACTAATTGATTTTTAATACTTTGCTGAGAAACAAAAAGTTTTATATTGTTTCTTGAAAATTTTTTTCCTATGAATTTTCTGTGCGAGAATTTTTATATATATATCTATTTATGTATTTTCGTGTTGTAAATATAAATCGCAATAAAATTTCTAATATGGTAAACATTGATGGCATACAGGTAGATATTACTACAAGCATAGATAGCCTATTAAATGAATGGACAGTCTTTACTGTAGAATTTGAATTTGATAGTAGGCTCATAGTCTGTCATACTTTCAATCAATCAGTGTATAGAGGAGTAAAAAGTCTAATCAGACAAATTCTAAGCATAAACGCAAAGAGTATAGAGCTAAGACAAGCTTTATTAAACAGCAAATACATAACTGTTAATATAGAAAAGTATAATCTTACAGATGAGTCGGAAGTACTTGCTTACAAGTATGAACTGATAAAGGCGAATAGAACATATCTGCCTTATGGCTATAATACTCTTATAAAAGCTGGTAATGCTCTTGAACAGAATTATGCTAATATATTATTACAAGAGCTTATAAGCGAAATAGACAAAAATGCTACATACCCATCAAACAGTATTTATAACACTCATAAAAGAGGGCGACTTCCAAAGTCTGTATGCTGTTATGATAGAAATACAGGTTTATTTATAAGCGAATACGCTTCTATAAAAGATGCTGCTGAAGAAACAGGTATTTGTGCAAGTAATATATCCATGTGCTGTAACGGCCATATAAAATCAGCAGGAAGATATATATGGTCTTATATTTATCAGCCAATAGTCGATATTTCTAAATCTAAAGATAGGCGCTTTAGAGAAGCTCAATTGCCATCAGAACCCGAACTGATAGAAAGACAAAAGGAATTTATTGCAAAAAATCAACATTGATATGAAAACAGATAAAATAGCACAGAAATTAGCAGATATATTGCCAAACAGGCCAATAGTTCCTGGGATGTCTAATCCAGATACATCTAAGCTTGTAGAACAAGAGGCCACGCGCATCAAATCAAAGCAAGATGCAAAGGAATTGGCTCGTATTAAATATCTTGAAAAGCAGAAGCTTAAAAATCTTCAAGTTAAACAAGAAAAGCGTCAATCATTAGCAGAAGAGCTTGGTGTGGAAGAAATACCAGATGGCCAGACTGAGCTTCAAGCCAAACGTATTGTAGAGCAGCAAAAACGAGTTGAGGCTATTGAGGCACTTGAGGCTCAGACTGTAGAGCCGCTTAAAGCAACTGAGTTAGCAGAACGCCATGACTCGGGCAAAGGCTCATATTCATCAGTTATACGCTCAGCACTTCAGTTACAAGGAGCATCAAGGCCTGAAATAACAAAGCTTCTTACTAGCCTTAATATCAATTTAAGTGTTCAGCTTACAAAACAAGACACGGCTAATTTATTGGCTTGTTTATTAACGTGTAATGAAGCGCAGTTGGCAGCTCTATATAGTAATAAAAAGATACCAATCGTTATCAAAACAGTTATAAAGCGCTTGCAAGAAGATGCAAAACTTGGCAATATAGAAACAGTTGAGAAGCTTTGGGACCGTGTGTTTGGAAAAGGTCAAATGCAACTTAATCTACCTGAGCAGCAACAACTCCAAACAGGTATTATCCCCAATGTGCCTGTGAGTCGTGAAGCGTACCTGATTATACGTGAAAACTTAATAAAGTAAAATATGGAAGATAATTATATAATAATGAGAAGAAAAGAGCAAATGCTCTCGCACAGCTATCTTACTGAAGTTTTAGATTATAATGCTGAAACTGGCAAGTTTGTATGGAAAAAACCTGCATCACATCAAATGCATCCAGGAGATGAGGCTGGAACTCAAAATGCATCTGGTTATGTGTTTATATGTGTGGGTGGAGTTAGATATAAGGCGCACAGACTAGCCTGGTTTTATCATTATGGAGAATGGCCTTCAGATGAAACACCTCAAATTGGCCATATAAATGGTAATAGAGCGGACAACAGAATAGCTAATCTAAGACTTGTTACGAAAGTTAAGAATAGCAGGAATTTGAAAATCAGAATTTCTAATACTTCTGGCTATCCAGGTGTATTTTTAATAAAAGCTACTGGAAAATGGAGAGCATATATAGGAAATGGATGTGGAAAGTATATATCACTTGGATGCTATAATACTCGTGAAGAAGCTATTGCTGCTAGAAAACAGGCAGAAAAGAAATTAGAATATATTACAAGAAAGGAGGCATAAGCATGAAGTCATTAAAAGAAATGCAAGAAACAGCTTTAGATACTTCAAGACCAGGAACTGTAAATCCTAAAGAGCTTCTTCAGCTTGAATTACTGTCTTCTTTTGAGAAATACACAAAATGCATGTTTAAGTGTCAATACCATAGAAGTTTTATAGTCGCGGAGCATCATAAGAAAATGTTTGAAGTATTACAGGACGTTGTAGATGGTAAGTGTAAGCGACTTATTATCAACATAGCTCCCAGATACGGGAAATGCGTTAGTAAAGATACCCTTATTACGCTTGCTACAGGTGAGCGAAAAAAAATAGCTGATATACTGCCAGGAGATAAAGTGCTATCATTCAAAGATGGTAGAGCAGTTGTTAATAGCGTTATTGCTACTGAGCCGGCATATAAAGACTGCTATGAAATTACTATGAGGTCAGGTCGGTCAGTTGTATGCAGTATTGACCATCCTTGGAGAACACCGTTCGGGTATGTAAAATCTAATAGGCTTAAAATTGGAGATAGGATATTTGCACTAAAAAAAGAGTTAGACGGCATCGAAACATTATCAGACGCGGAGATTATACTAATATCAATGATGCTGTTTGACGGATGTTGTACAAAATCTGGTAACTTAGGATTTACTAACATAGATAAATTAGCGGTAAATGCTGTTATAAAGGCTGTTAATGAACTCGGAGGTGAGGTCAAGCATTATTCTTGTACCGCAGATTGTCAATGTATCATATTAGGCGGAACTAATGGCGTAATAAATAACATTTTAATAAAGCATAAATTAGTTGGAAATAACTCTTATACTAAAAGAATCCCATTAGGAATATTTAGTACTTCTATGCGACAAAAATATGTGTTTTTAGGAATGATGATAGCGACAGATGGTACTATAAAAAAGAATGGTCAGTTGTCTATAGGCCTAGCAAACAAAGGACTTGCTGAGGATATTCAATATCTGTTATCTACTATGAAAATCCCATCAACTTTAGGATTTTATGAAAATGAAAAAGCTGGTATATGGAATGTTGCAATATCAAGAAGATATTCTCAAAAATTATATCCGCATTTGAATTTTTATGGAAAAGCAGATAAAGCAAAAGAATACATTTTACAGCCTTCTAAAATAGAACGTACATGCACATACCCGTATTCTATAATAAAGAATGAAGGCCTTTACAAAATGATACACTTTGATTTAGGGTATAAATCAGTTGGGCCAAATAGGAATATGTCAGAAGATACATTTAGAGAATTAGTGGAAATTTTTCCTGATAATCTTACGAGATATTGGGCTGAAGATTTCTATCCTGATGAAATTGTTAGTATAGAAGAAGTAGGAAAGCATGAATTAGTTCATATTGAAGTATCTGGCGATAAAAATTTTATAGCCAATGGGCTCGTATCACACAATACAGAATTAGTTATTAAGTCGTTTATATCATGGTGCTTTGCCTTAAACCCGCGATGCAGATTTCTGCATCTATCTTATTCAGATATACTTGTGAATGATAATTCTGAAACAATTAGAAATATCATGCAAGAAGAGCTTTATAAAACTCTTTTTCCTAACTCGGCTCTTGCATCTGAAAAAGGGTCAGCCAAGAGATGGAAAACTAAAGCTGGAGGAGAACTTTATGCAGTGTCGACTCAAGGCCAAGTAACTGGATTTGGTGCAGGAGCAGTAGACGAAGTACCAGATATTGATAAAATGGACGGAGGCAATGATATATTCACATTTGATGACCATACGAATGAGATGCTTGATATGATAGGAGCTACGACAAACATTTTCCAAGGCGCGATTGTAATCGATGACCCAATTAAGCCAGAAGATGCTGAGTCAGATATTGTCCGCGAGCGTATTAACATGCGATTTGAGAACACAATTCGTAACCGTACTAACTCGCGTAACACTCCAATCATTATAATAATGCAAAGGCTACATGAACATGACCTTTGTGGCTATTTGCAAGAGATAGAGCCAGACGAATGGACTGTTTTATCACTTCCAGTTATACAAGTAGACCCAGAAACTGGAGAAGAACATGCACTTTGGCCAATGAAGCATACACTCGAAGAGCTTTATAAGATGCGTGAGATAAATCCGCTTGTATTCGATACACAGTACATGCAGGACCCAACACCAAAAGAAGGTCTTATGTATGAAGGATTTAGAACTTATAAGATAGAAGAGCTTCCAACAGGCACAAAAGCACTTCAAAAGTGGAATTATACTGATACAGCTGATACTGGAGCTGATGATTTGTGCTCAATTTGCTTTATAAATACGCCTGAATACTGCTATATAACTGATATTTTGTTTACAGACGCACCTATGGAGGTCACAGAGCCAAAACAAGCCGAAATGTTGACCAAAAATGGCACCGTTGAAGCCTTAATCGAGTCAAATAACGGAGGCCGTGGCTATTCGCGCAATGTAAAGCGCATATTAAGAGTTGATTTGCGTAATTTCAGATGCGCTATTAAAACATTTACACAGACAGAGAATAAAAAGGCACGTATTTATACAGCCTCTGCTAATGTTCAAAGCGATATTCTGTTTCCAGAGGGCTGGGAAAGGAAATGGCCTAAGTTTTATAAGGCTCTTATGTCGTATCGTAAAGATAATAAGAAGAGAAACCAGCACGACGATGCTCCAGATTGCTTAACAGGAGTATATGAAATGCATGCAAGAAAAGGTGGACGTAAAAAAATACACTTAAGAAACAACTAAAAATTCATATTCTCGCATTATTCTCGTAATTTCTAGGCTTCTAATTATATATGAATGATTAAATCATAAGCCTTGAATGAACATAGTGCGAGAATATGAGATAAAAAATACCTCTATAAAAAATGTTAAAAGCGGTACAACTTATAAAGAAATTTAGTATATTTGCACTGTGGAGAAGTCAATTCGAAGCAAAAATACAGGTAATTCGATGCAAGTTAAGGGTAGCTGCTCGGTAGTATTAACATTAAAAACATAAATAATATGGGATTAAACTGTGGATGCCCTGCCGGTGCTCATATCGCCGACCTTGAGATTCCTGAATGCAAGGAGAGTATGGGGCAAGTTCAAAAAGTTGCATTCCAGCGCATCTATAAGACAGCTGGAACGAAGAACTCTGTCACTGAACCGACTAAGAAAGCATCGTTTTCTACCTTGTTTTCTGCGGCTGATGGTTCTAAGATGACAGTTTCTCCGTATATTCAAGGACCTACTTCTGAGCCTGGTGCAGCTCGTACTTTTGGTGGAGGTAACCAGACCCTTGGAGGTATTGAAATTACAATTGGCCGTGAGCCGACAACTTTCTCTGCTATGATTTATCAGGAAAGTCAGAAAACAATCGCACAGTTGAAACAGTACATGTGCGAAGAGATTGGCGTTTGGCTGATTGATGAAAATGGCAATATCGGCTGTTTAGTAGATGATATGGATAAACCTACTAAGTACATGCCTATTCCTATTGGTAAGTTCTTTGTTGGCGACAAGAAGCTTGGCGGTTTTGAAGAACCGGACAGCAATACCATTGAATGGTCATTCTATCCTAACTGGAGTGATAACTTCTACATCATCAAGCGTGAAACATTGGACTTCAATCCTCTTACAGATTTGGTTAATGCCGCTTCCGCTGGAGCTTAAAACTTTCAGTTATGAGAAAGAAAAAAGAACAAACAGTAACATTGGTTGTGCCTAAATACAATATGAGACAGGAGTTTGGCATTCAGCATGCTGAACGCCTGCTTGATATGGGCACAGCCATAAATGGTGGATGGGAATTACCTAAAGATAGCAATTATACTTACGACGAAGAAAATGGCCTTAGAGTTAAATCAGATAAAGCAAATTCTGCAAAAGCCGACTAAACGTCAGACTATTCAGAAAGCTGTAAACATGCAGCGTCGTCTTAGATTTCATACTGAGACGAATGTTGCTGTATCTGATATTAACCAACCTACGACTATATTCCTTGATTGGGTAAGACAGTTGCTTCCGAAGGATAAATTCAACATATTCCTTCATCTGTTCAAATTTCCGTTGCCTACACCTGCTGTAGTTGAGGACGTCTATAGAGAACTCGAAAGGGTTTTCTATAGCCGTAACTCATCAAGCTCATACCAGTTTACAGACTCAGAGCTTGCAGAGGATTGGTCTCAGTATAAAAAGAATAACCTCAATGAGCCAGAGGTGTGGAAGACAACTGGATGGAAGAGAATGCAAGTATCGCCAAATAGTATTTTGGTAGTAGACCTTCCTCAAGTACAAACATCTTTACGCCCAGAGCCATATTTTTATTGGCTTGAGATTGATGCTGTAATTGATTACCAGACTTTTAGGCTTGATGAAAATCAGTTTGAGTGGCTTATTTTCAAACAGCCGGAACATCGAATAGCTGTATTTGATGATACTTCTATAAGAGTATATCAGCTGAATGAGAAAAATGAAATTCAGTCACTTATTTCAGAAGCAAAGCACGATTTAGGATATTGTCCAGCTCGGTTCTTTTGGTCAACACAACTCAATGAGAAAAATAAAGACCTTAAGAAAAATCCAATTACAAAAGAGCTGTCAAATCTTGATTGGTATTTGTTCTTCTCTATTTCGAAGCAGCATTTAGACTTGTATGCGCCTTATCCTATATATAGTGCGTATGAAGCCGATTGTAATTTTGAGAATAATGAGACTGGTGATTACTGCGATGGAGGTTTTCTACGCAATGCAAAAGGTGAGTATAAAATTCTCAATGATGGAACAGTTGAAAAGTGTCCTTGCTGTAGCGAAAAGCGTATAGCTGGTCCTGGTTCATTCTTAGAAGTTCCTATACCAAATCAATCTGAAGGTGTCGCAGATATGCGTAATCCTGTTCAGATAACTACTATCGATAAAGACTCACTTGACTATAATGTCAATGAGTGCGCAAGGCTTAAAAATGAAATTGTAATTTCTGTTGTTGGTTCAGGTGGTACTGTAAGTGAAAAAGAAGCTATCAATGAAACTCAGGTAACTGCTAACTTTGAAAGCAAAACCTCAGTTCTCAATGCCTTAAAGACCAATTTTGAATTGGCACAGAAATTTGTCGAAGATACTGTTTGCAAACTCAGGTATGGAGGTGCTTTCATATCATCTTCTGTAAACTGGGGTACAGAGTTTTACGTTTTCACAGTAACAGAGCTATATTCTAAGTACAAACAAGCAAAGGAGAATGGTGCATCTAACTCAGAACTAGATGCTATATCGCAACAAATTCTTGAAGTTGAGTATCGTAACAATCCTTTGGTACTTCAGAGAATGCTTATCTTAAAGCAATTGGAGCCATATCCACATAAAACGCTGGATGAAGTGTTAAAATTGTATGAAAAAGAGTTATTAAATGAAAATTTGGTAAAGCTTAAAATAAATTTTAGTACTTTAGTTGAAAAATTTGAACGTGAGAACATTAACATAATTGAGTTTGCTTCAAATAAGCCAATGAGAGAAAAAATAGATATTATAAACAAAAAACTTTTGGAATATGTTACAGAAATTGGAACTTCAGCAACTACGGGCACTCAGTCTTGATGATGTTAAGTCTTATAAGAAAAAGGCCGTAGAGCGTAAAGCAGAACTAGAAGCTGCTAAGGCTAAAGGCGGAAAAGCTTGGACAAGCGACTTACAGGAAGAGCTTGACGAGGTAGTTCTTTTCCTAGTAGATGTTGATGATGTTATCGAAGAAAAATTATCGGCATCAAAAACACAGGCTAAGAGTGGTTATACTCCTAAGCCGGGTACTGAGAAGATGGTGCACTTGTCAATTGTGCATGGTCGTAGGTTTAATCCAATGACTGGCAAAGAAGAGTCACCAGCATATACTCAAATGTTCACATTCGCAGAGTGGCAGCTTTTCAAGAAAACGTATAAAGGCCTTGGTTATACTATTATGGCGGCCTTGCATGACCCATACGGAGATGCTGCAGAGTTAGTACAAAAGTAATTAACAATAAAAACAAAGCTATATGTTAACAATTGAGATGCTACGACAAAGTTCAGCCTTAACAGGTCTTACAGATGACCAGCTGAATGCAATTGCTGAGATGTCAAGAAATGATGAGAATACCGTTATAGGTACTAAAATCGGCGCATTGCACGGTCAGTATGACACTGATATTCTTGGCATTACAGGCATTAAAAAGAAAGATGGTGAAAAAAGTTACGACTATGCTAAGCGCGTACTCGGTGAGTACAAAACTAAAGCAGAGTCTGTGAAAACAATTCAAACTCAGCTTACTGCTGCTCAGGCACAGGTTGCAGAGCTCCAGTCTAAACTTGAAAAAGGAGCTGGCGATGAAACTTTGAAACAACAGCTGAAAGATGCTAAAGCCCAAGTAACTCAGCTTCAAACTCAACTTCAGACAAAGGAAACTGAGTTCAATACCAAAAAGGCAGAGTTTGATAAAACTATTAAGGACACGCATGTAGATTATGCTTTTCAAGCTGCTACAGCAGGTCTTAAGTTTAAGAGTGGTATTACTGAGCCTATTCAGAAGACACTGCTCAACGCTGCAAAAGCAGAAGTCCTTGCAAAAGGTACTCCTGATTTCATAGAGGACGGCCAAGGAGGAAAGAAACTTGTTATTCGTGGTGCGGATGGTAATATCCTCAACAATCCGAAGAACAATCTTAATCCTTATACAATGCAGGAGCTTGTAATGGAAACATCGCTTAAAGATGTAATCGATACAGGTCGTCAGCAGACAGGCGGTGGAACAGGAGGCTTTGGGTCTGGTTCAGGCGGAACAGGTGGAACACTTGATTTGTCTGGCATCAAGAGCCAAGTTGAGGCCGATAAAGCCATTGAGGCGCATCTGCTTGCAAATGGTTTGACCCGTGACTCACAGGAATTTGCAGACCAGTCAATGCAACTGAGAACTGAAAACAATGTGGCAAGTTTGCCTATTAGATAAAATGGCACATCCTAAGAGATAAACGAAAAAAATGCTATGAGGCGTAAAAGGGTAATGCACCATAATAGCATAATTATTAACAATTAAAAACTTAAAAGTTATGAGTCTAGTTTTAACACGTATCCAGAACATTCGTGCGAACTCTAACCTTGATAAGTTTGAGTATCGCCCCAGTAGGTACGGTGCGCTGAATGCTTTTATGGTGCAGTCTGAAGACCCTACTGGCATCCTCACTGAGGAACTGAAGCAAAAAGCAAGGACCTCCATCGGTAATACGCTGGAAACTCCGGTAATTAACTACGATGCTGATATTACTATCGGTAGTACTCGCACCTTGACAATCGCCGACAGTGAAAACACTTCTAAGATGGTTCAAATCACGTTTGCCACTTACGCATGGGGATTTACTATTGCTCCGGCAATGTACATGAACAACGAAATTGGCATTCAGAAGGACTTTGAAACCAAGATGATGAAGTACATCTATGCTTTTGCGAAAAAGCTTGATGAAGCTGCTCTTGCTGCTCTCGCAGCCAACAAAACACAGGTTTTGAAAAATCCGCTGCTGTATGACTGGTCTGCTAATGCCATCAATGCAAAGTGGACTGAACGCGAAAACGTATTTGGTGACCTTGAAGTTATGATGGGAGCAAATGACTTCTATGGCCAGTTGCATCTTGTAGGTGACCCTGGTGTTGAGTCTATTATGCGTAAACTGCAGCAGCACGGCCTTTACAATGACGTAAATAAGCAGAATGAATTTGGTACTAAGATTGTTCACTTGACAAACAACATCGCAGCTGCCGGAGGTAAGTATGCTCAGGGTTATGCTGTAAATGCCGGCTCTCTTGGAATGTTGACCCGCTTCGAGCGTGACTGCTTGCTTGGAACTGTTTCCGGTGACGGCCATGAGTGGGGTATTGCTACTTTGCCTTTGCTGAACATGCCTGTTGGTACATATTTCTACGATTCTGTAGGTGATTACAATACTATTGCAGGAGCCGCTACTGCTGATATGACTCGTACGCGCAAAGAGCACTATGGTTTTGCTGTTGACGTGGCCTTCTTGACTGCACATAACAGTGCACCTAGCACTTTGGCAAGTCCTATTCTGGCATTCAACGTATCAAGCAAGGATGCTGCTTATGCTAAGCCAGTTGTAGTAGTTAACTCTAAAGACAATCCGGTTAACACTAAGGAGGCCTCTGCAGGAGTTGGAGGATGATAAACCGATAGCAAATCTTTGAATTGTTATTAGCTTTGGTAGGAGGCACACTGAGCCACTAGGCGATAGTGGCCTCCTATTTTTCATTAAAAATTAAGAATTATGGTTAGAGCCAACGATATACAAGAAAAACTGTTACACCTTATTGGATGGGAGCAGAATTATGATACATCAGACTTAAAAATATCTGATGCTTTAACCGTGAGTGAAAGTGGCCTATATTTTCAACAAATTCATCCTTTGCTGACTTTGCAGAATATGTCATGTATTGCTCCGGATTTTAAGAATATCACTTTTCCAGAATACAGTTCTGAAAAGGAATATAGCAAAGGCAATGTAGTTGATTATCAAGGAACACAATATAAAGCGCTTCAAAAAGCACAAGGAAAACAGCCCGATATTGAGTCTGAGTATTGGGTTGAAACCAATTTATTTTCTGAATGGCTCGAGAGCAAAACAAAAGCAAGCATTCAAAAGGCTATTGCTAGATACTGCAATGAAAAAACGGTAGAAGGGACAAATAAGCCATTATGCGAAAGTCGTACTTTGTTTGATGGAACAGGTAGATTAGTAGATACTGTAAAGAATAAGAAAAACCTAGTTGGCTTTGAAATTGTACCAGTAAGAGCAAAAGGTGTAACCGCAAAGATAAATAAAATATGCCTTCAGTTTACTAAAGCTGGAGAATATACTTTGTATCTTATGCATTCAAGTATGGATGCTCCAGTAAAGATTATAAAGCTTAATAAGATACGAGATAATAGTGCTGAATGGTTTACAGTCGATGACCTCTATTTGCCATATCAAAGTGAAGATAATGATGCAGGAGGAAGTTGGTATTTGTGCTATTTTCAGTCTGAACTTCCAGAGGGAAGTCAAGCTATTAGAAAAAATAAAGACTGGTCAAAAGAGCCTTGTGGTTCATGCTCACGTAGAGAATTACTTGCTTGGATGGCATGGTCTAAGTATCTTGAAATTCATCCATTTTTTGTAAATGAAGAACTTGTAGATGCAGTTAATTTCAATGATGACTTTAACGAAGATTTTGCAAAGTGCCCACTTCACCTATGGGATGTTGAAAATAATCAATATACTTATGATAACAACTACGGATTAAATTTAGAAGTTACTGTAAGCTGTGATATTACAGATTTTATAATTGAACAGAGAATGATGTTCCAAGATGTCATAGCTAAGCAGGTAGCTGTAGATATGTTACGCGAATTTGCGTACAACTCTAACGTAAGAACAAATAGGTATTCAATCAATGCTTCTCGACTTGATATATTATATGAGGTAGATGGCGACTCTTCTTCTATGAAAAAATCAGGTTTAAGTTATCAGTTAGATATGGCTTTCAAGGCCATTAAGCTAAGTACTTCTGGAATTGATAGAGTATGTTTGCCGTGTCGAAACAATGGCATTAAATATAGAACTGTATAAGTATGACTGTAAAACGATATAATGCGACACTTCGCAATCTGGAATATAGGCTGCGAAGTTTTAAGGATAGCTTGCCTATGCTATTAGAAGATATTGTGCGTGACAAAGAAGATGTAATAGTATCAGCTATAGCAGATGACCAGTTATATCGTCGTGGTATCAACGGTAGAGGTGAAAAGATAATGGATTATATGCCATACAAGCCTAAAACCATACAAATAAAAAAGAAAAAAGGTCAGCCTACTACAAGGGTCACATTACGAGATACAGGTGCTTTTCATGAGTCTATGTTTGTAGTATTTGACTCAGAAGGTTTTTATGTGACTGCGAGTGATGAAAAAACACCTGAACTTATTGAGAAATATGGTGAAGAGATTTTTCGCTTAACGGATAAAAACTTTACCAGAATAGTTCGTTCTCATATAAGAAAAGAATTAGTTAAACGATTAAAACAGGCAATAAGGAAATGAAGGAAAACTCAGTACAAATAAGATTTAAGGAAGACCCTGTATTGCTTGATAAGATATTACAGGATATGCAAAAGTCACTTATGAACAGACTTAAGTGGCTTAATTATGCATTTGGTAGAGCATATAAGCTTGTAGAACATAGGCCAGATGGTAATAAGTTTATATATCCTGCAATGTATAATGGCAACGGAGAATATGTGTCGCTTTTACCAAATGATAACTTTGGCAATTTTTCATGGTTTGATATTTATGACCCACAAAAGATTACTGAAGTAGTTCAATCATTGCCACAATACACTTTCAGCGGGGCTATTATATTCTGGTATGACCTTAGTAGCATTTATGAAGATGAAACTGTTATGCATACAGAAGAAGTAAAAGATGAAATTATGCGAGTATTAACTACTCCGGGTCTTATTACTACGACTGGTAAGCTTGTTATAAATGACATATGTGAGCGCTTTGAAAATATATACAAAGGCTATTCAATAGAGAAAATCTATAATAACTATACTTATAAAGGAGAAGGTATACAAGATATTGATAAACAATTCTTCATGTACCCTTATGCAGGAATACGAATTGAATTTACTTTAACAACTAGAGAATTATGTCAACGGTATATTTTATAACAATGCTTTCGGCTTTAATATATATAGCCTTAGTAGCAGCATTTGCTATTTTGCTAATTGGAAAACTCGGTGTGCGCGATGAGATAATTATCAGAGCTCCTAAGCTTATTTCTCAATTATTCGATTGTGACTTTTGCTTAAGCTTTTGGACGTCGCTTATTCTCGCTATCATTCTCGCTATTTTCTTTAATGAGATGAGTATTATACTTATTCCTATTATATCAACCCCTATAACGCGAATTTTAATATGAAAAACCTGATAGTAAATAAAAAAGTCGTACGGGTATATGACAGCATAGATGAAATGCCTATTGTAAATTTTCAGAAGTACAATAAGTATTTGCTTATAGACTCTGGAATTGGCTCAGATACAGATGATATTGATGCTCATATAACTCGTGTTGCTAAATTCATTAAAAGCAATAATGCCAAAAAAGCTTTGCAAGAACTGCAAAACATGAGGCAAAATATGTATATGGTGAACAACGAAATTTCACCAAGGTATTTAGCTTTTGCAGCTCTTATCCACAGCATAGACGGTGAAGAAGTTAATGATTTGTCAGACGATGGACTTAAAAACATATTGGCCAGGCTTAAAGAAATAAAGCATTCAAAGGTTATAGACTTTTTGACTTGGCTTAAAAAAAAAGTAACCACTGAACTTGAAATGTACTTTCCAGGAGATTTTGTAAATCCAAAGGAAAAAGATGCATACGATAAGTTAAAGCAAAGAACACTTCTTGTGTTGGACTCTATGATAAATGACACAGATAACTCTGAACAGATAGAAACCATAGATATGATAATGCTTAATATGCATTCTCCAAAATCATACATAGGAAGTGAGTCTGTTGAAATAAAATATGATAAGCAGTTTGAAAGTACTTGCCTTTTGATAGCTCAAAAAACAAGTATGGATGCTAAAAAGATGGCAGTACTTCAATTCTATAATGCTGTTGACAATATAAAACAGCAATTAGAAGCAGAAAGCAAGAGTGTTAAACGGCATAAAAGGAAATAATTATGGCTGAAGACGATAAGATAAAATATAGCGATATAATTGAGCCGGATGACTCGATTGAAAAGCTTGTCAAGCAACTTGGCGAGCTCAATCAGTCATACGAGACAATGGTAAATGCTATCAGGGCAGGTGCAGATAGGATTGTGCATTCTCTTAAATCTGCTAGTGGAGCTACAAGTGAAGGGCGTAAAGCTATTGATGAAGCAACAGCATCTACGTCAAGACTTGAAAGAGCTCAGAATGAGCTTAAATTAGCTTTATCTGATACAGGTAAACAGATTGCTTGGCTTAAAGCACAAACTTCAGATGCTAATAGAGCAACTGTAGAACAGCAGCGTTATATCCAGCAAGCTATATCTTCTTATGACCGTCTTAAGTCTGACCTAAAGCAAACAGTTGAGCTATATAAGTCTTTAACTGCGGCTGAAAGAGCAGATAGCGAAATGGGGCAACAGCTACTCAATGATATTCTTAATTTGAAAAATCAGATTAAGGCCCTTGATGACCAAATGAAGCCTCATATCCAAACTCTGTCTGAAGTAGAAAAGGCAGAGCAAAGATTAGCTTATTTACAGTCAGATGAAGGTAAAAGATTACTTGAATTGAAAGCTAAGATTGCTGAGCTTACTTCTGCTAGAAAACAGCAGAAAGCTACAGTAGACCCATTAGCTCAGGCTCAAGAGAAACTTGCCTATGCTCAGTCAGAAGAAAATCAGCAGCTTAAACTTTATTCAACTCAAATACGAGAAGCAAATCAGATTGCTCAATTACAGGCTACAATTGCTAATTCTGCAGAAGGTTCTTATAATAGACTTTCAGCTCAATATGCATTAAATAAAATACGACTTAATCAGATGTCTGCAGCTGAGAGAGAAGCTGCTGACTCTGGTAAAAAGCTTGAAGCTGAAACAAATGCAATTTATCAGCAGATGATAAAATTGCAAGAAGCAACAGGTAATTATAGATTGTCTGTAGGCCATTACCAAAAAACATGGGATGGCTTAGGTATTTCTATTTCTCAAGTAGTACGAGAATTACCTGCTGCAGCTGCATCGCTTAATACATTCTTCTTAGGTATATCGAATAATATACCTATGGTAGTCGATGAAATTAACAGATTACGCGCTCAGAATAAACTTTTACAAGCAGAAGGTAAAGCAACTGTAAACGTAACAGGCTCAATAGTTAAAGCTTTGTTTAGCTGGAATACTGTACTTGTTATATTGCTTACTGTATTTTCCATGTTTGGCAAACAGATTATAACATGGGTTGGTAATCTTTTCAAAGCAAAAAACGCTGTTATATCTACAACTGAGGCTCTTAATAATATAGCTAAAGAACTTGAAGATACTAATGGCAGCTACGGCAATAACATTGTAAAGCTAAAGCAATTACAGCAGGAATGGAAAAATCTTGAAACTACTGCTAAAAAAGACCAGTGGATTAAAGACAACAAATCTAATTTTGACAAGCTTGGAGTATCTGTTAATAATGTAACAGATGCTGAAAATGTATTTGTAGATAATACTGAAGCTGTAATCAATGCTCTTAAATTAAGAGCTAAAGCCGCCGCTGCTCAAAAATTAGCCACAGATAAATATGAAAAAGCTTTAATTGCTAGAAATAAAGCAGAAACAGAAGCAGGTAAAGGTCCATCAGGTTGGGATAAATTCAAAAACTGGTGGGTACAATCTAGTTTACGAGCTACTGATGAATTTGGCGTAGGACCATCTGCAGCTAATTTACAGGTAGCTGACCAAGTATCTGCAGAAGATTTTAGACAACAGAGAATTAAAGACCTCAATGATGAAGCAAATGCTGCAGAGAAAACAGGAGATGCATATTTTGATTTAGCGGCTGGATATGAAAAAGCTGCTAAAGCCCAACTTGAAGCTGCTGGCATAGAAGGAAAGCATAAGAAGACACGCGCAAGAGAACCGCGTGATTTAACTCGTACTATAAACCAGAATGATATAAAAATACAAAGAGAATACGAGGAAAGTGTAACTGAATTACTTAAAGATGAATATGCTAAAAGGCGTAAAGCCGCAGCTGACCAGGTCCAGGATGAAAATAACAAGCTTCGTGAGATGTATCGTCTTAATGAAGAATATGTTAAAAATGTAGATGGAAAATATAAAAAGCTTACTGAAGACCAGAAGAAACAAATTGATAGGCAGCAAGAGCTTATAACTAAGACTATTGCTAATAATTTACGAGCATTAGACCTTCAATTACAACAAATTCAGAATGAGCAAAAAGTTGCTTCTTTGCAGACGCAGCGTAATACTATAAATCCTACTGACACTAGCGCAGCAACTGAAGCAGCTCAAAATCAAGAGTCTACTGTAACTACCAATGTAGTAGTTACACGCGACGCTTCTCAGATGGAAGCCTCATTAGTAGAAGAGCGCAAACTCATGGAAGAAAATCTTGATTTGGAATATGCCTTGATACTTGATACTAATAAGAGATTATTAGAGGCAGGAGATGACCAAGCTCGTTCTGAAGAAGAAATACTTATTGAGCTCAACAAGAAAAAACTTGAGCTGTGGAGTGAGTATGACCAGAAAATCTTAGATGCAAGAGAGCGCGATATTGAAAATCAGCTTGAGCTTGTTAAAAAAGGCAGTGAAGATGAACTTAATCTGCTACTTCAGCAAAATGAAGTACGTAGACAATTAGCTTTAGCACAAAATGCTGCTAAACCCGCAGAACAGCAAGTAAGTACATCTGTAATAAATGCACAGTTTGATAAGTCTGCAGCTCAAACTAAAGGGTCATTCCAAATGACCAGCTTTGATGAACAACAAGCTCTTGACGAGGCTGTATTTAATGAAGTTAAACGCAGTGAAACTGAGATAACTCGATTTAAGCTTGAACAAGAAAAAGCTAGATGGCAAGAACAAATACGCTTAGCAGAAGCTGGTGGATTAGATTGGAGTCAAGCTCAGATTGATGCTGCTAAAGCCACTGTTAAAGGCATCGACCGTGAATTATCAGAGCTTGATGACTTTATTAAAAACATCGGCAAAAAAGGTTTAGGCGGTACTTTGCTTGAGAAACTTGGCTTTGATGATGACCAGATTGATGCCCTAAAAGATGCTGTAAATATAGTAATAGAACAGCTTCAATCCATTATGGATGCCGAAGTTGAATTAGCTGAACAGGCTGTAGAAGCAGCTGAAGCTCGAGTAGAGGCCGCACAAAAAGCTTATGATGCCGAGGTTGAGGCTCGCAATAATGGCTATGCTAATAACGTAGCTACTGCTAAAAAAGAATTAGAGCAAGAAAAGAAAAATCAGCAAGAAAAACAAAAAATGCTGCAGGCAGCCCAAAAACGTCAAGAAGCATTAAATACTGTTATTCAGGCATCTTCGCTTATCACTGCATCTGCTAATCTGTGGAGTTCATTCTCTTCAATTCCTATTGTTGGCCCAGCTCTTGCATTAGCTGCTATTGCCACGATGTGGACTTCATTTGCAGTAGCCAAAATTAAAGCTAAACAAGTAACAGCAAGCCAATCTGATGAATATGGAGAAGGAGGTCTTGAGTTCTTGGAAGGAGGCTCTCATGCATCAGGTGATGATATTGATTTGGGTGTAAGGAATAAGAAGAAGCATAGAATGAGAGCTGAAGGTGGAGAAGCACTTGCTATTATAAGTAAGAAGCGAACTAGGAAATACAAAAAGATACTTCCAGATGTTATTGATAGCCTAAATAAAGGAACATTTGAAGATAAATATCTTAATGCATTTGCTAGTTCAGATGGCCTAAGTATTTCTCTTAATTCCAATGGAAATATGGACCTCTCAAAAATAGAGGATGACGTGAGAAGTATTAGGAAACAAAGTGAGACTAAATACTATGCATTGTCTAATGGTGCAGTAGTTATTCAGCATAAAAATGTTAAACGAATTATAAAGAATTAAAGATATGATACCTCCAAAATATAAATTTTACATATCGAAGAATGGCGGTGATAAAGTAGAAGTAAATCCACATTATAAAGAGCTTAATAAAAAATATGCTAAAGAAAGTGGGCAAGAATTTTTCCGTATTTCACTTGATGGAAAAATAAAACTATTTGGCAATGACTACGAGATTGTACATAACTCAAGCCTAGAGGACCACATGATATTTACTATAGATAAATATAATAGGACTTCTGGCAAATGGGTGGAATATTATAAAGGCAAATTTAATAAAACAGATTGCAAACTTGATTATGAAAAAAAGTCATGTGAACTTAAAACAACAGCCTTTGATGAATATAATGATGTGGTTAACAAGTATGAAAATACTTATGACCTTATAAAACTTGCTCCAGCTATATCGAGAATAAACCTGTATAAACGCTCTTTAATGCAGGTTTATGTTAGAGGTTCTAATTCAATATCTAATTTTTTCGGAGGTATATACTGGGAAAGTGATGTAAATGAAGCAATTGACAATCACAACGACTTGATAAACAAATATTATTTTTCTTATATAAAAGCAGGAAATGAGTTTTATATAAGAAATGCTAGTATTTCTGATGTTAATGGAGTATATGCTGGAACAAACGGATATTGGAGTAAATGGAATCCAGGCTACACGTGCAAAATGGAATTAGTAGATGAAAGCTCTACGCCGTATAGAGTACGGTTATATAGAAATTCAGATAACTTGCTGCTATATCAGTCAGAAAAGAAATGGGATGTTAGTGACCCTGACAATAAATACATATTGCGCAATGATGTTAAAATGGTAAATGTAAATAATCCAGACGATACGTTTATTATAGAAAGTCCTTTCGTATATCATATCTATAGACGCCTGCTTTGCGATGTAGATTCTGTAGAAGACTCTGAAGGTATAAAGAACACATACGATTTGCCATCTGATGACTTTGTCACAGATAATAGGAATTATAAGAAGTGTATTGGGCTAACAGGCGGAATGTTTTTCTGTACTTCTAGAGCAGTAGATAAGCCTACAAGATATGGTTTGAATGACTATGGTCAGTATTTCACTAATGAGTTTATTCCTAGTAATGCTGGTATAGGCAGGCCTTTACCTATTAGTAGAAATTCTTGGGCTAATGCTTCATTGTGGTATGTATATGATAGCTATTATTCTTTATTTGAGCAGAGATTAAGAAAGCAATATACTCTTAGGGATAGTTATTCTATAGCAGCAGCAATAAAGGCTTTACTTAAAGAAATAGACCCTACTCTTCAGCATGAAGCAACTGCTGAATATAGTCGCTTTTTGTATGATACAACCGTACCAATGTCGATGGCAAGATTTTATGTACACATAACACAAAAAACAAATATACTTAAAGGTGAATATGACCAGCCCGCTCAAAAGGCAGAAGTATCACTAGAAGATGTAATGAAAATGCTTCGTGACTGTTTTAGATGTTATTGGTATATAGAAGATAACAAGTTTAAGATTGAGCATATAAGTTTCTTTATGAGAGGAGGCTCATATTCTTATAATACAAATATTCAGCTTGATTTTACTAAGCTTGTAGACCAATTTAACAAAAAGCTATCATCATATTTTCAATCAGAAGTAGAATATGATAAAACAGACCTAAATCAGCGATACGAATTTGGTTGGATGGACGATGTAACCGATTTGTTTGGTGGAGTAACTATAGATGTTAAATCTAACTACGTGCAAAAGGATAAAACAGAAGAAATAAATATAAGCCAGTTTTCATCCGATGTAGATTACATGCTATTTAATCCATCTAATTTCTCAGACGATGGCTTTGCACTATTATGCCCAATTAAAAACGGTTCCTCTTTAGAATTGCCCATAATTGAAACACAGTTGATAGATGAAAACGGTGATACATATAATGCTGTAATTCAGAATTTCTATGCAGCTTGGGCATATCTTGTGCGCTTTTATATGTATGATATGCCTGCATCAAATCTTGACTGTAATGTGCTTGGAGATTTATATGCGAATGGCATAAAAATGTGCATGAAGCATACTATAGAGTTTCCTATAGAAGAAGATTTGAATGAACTTGAGCTAATTAAAACCACTATAGGGAATGGCAAAATAGATGAGATTTCTGTCAATGTAAATACTCGTCATGCTAAAGTAAGATTACTTTATGTGCCTCAATAAAATTGTGTGTTAAAAATTATTAAGAAATTTTCTTATATAGATTTTTATTTGTAAATTAGCAACATGAAGTTAGTGAATAATAACATATCGCCATTGCCTTTTTACGATAATCTTGCACTGCAAAATCACCGTAAAGATTATGCTTTTGGCCAGGTTTATCCGCTAATAACCTATAAGAATATGTTATTGCCATTTCAAGCAGTTCTTAGAAGTGGAACATCTGTAGGCTGGGTTAGGCTTTATAACTTTAACACTGGCAAGTATACAGACATAACGGCAAGCATGAAAGAAAATGGCCTGACTATCAAGTCATATACTGGCTTCAAGCTTCTTAAATATCCTGGTACTCTTCCTGTCATAGGAATTGTGCATGAAGGCCAATATTATTTGGCAATATCTATATCTGGTTTAGGAACTATATATTCTGATATTTTTACAGTATGCAATAAAGTAGATGATTATCTGCTTATAGAGTATAGTAATTCTTATAACTTCGAACTTAAAAACGGTATTGTCGATTTTTCTGACAACTTTAAGTTTAAGTGTTACCTAAATACTCAGGTTGGTAAACCAGAATACGACTTTGAAGAAGAAGCCACAGAGCGAATGGGTTATACTTTTATTGAAAGCCAGGTAAGTAAAAAAATATATAAGTTTACATTCTTAGCCCCAGAATATCTATGCGATGCATTAAGAATTGTAAGATTATGTGAGAATAAAAAGATAACAAGCAAACTCCAAGTCTATGATTTGACTACGTTTAGCATGGAGCCAGAATGGGAAGACCAAGGAGATTTAGCTGCAGTTGAATGTGAATTTGAAACTGATACAGTTATAGCTAATATAGGAGGTTATGAGCCTGAATTACTTGGCGGAGATTTTAATAATGATTATAATAATGATTACGATAAAGAATAAGATTTATGGCGAATTGGTCAGTATTAAAAGCTGCAATTGCAGAAGTTATAAAGGCTAATAGTAATCAAGAGATTACTGGGCAAGTATTACAGAATGTACTTAATAATATAGTAAGTTCTATAGGGGAAAATGCTACATTTGCAGGAATTGCAACGCCTGAAACAAATCCGGGAACGCCCGACCAAAATGTTTTTTATATTGCGTCTAGTGATGGAATATATTCTAATTTTAATGGAATTACATTAAAAGGGGAAGTTGTTATATTATCAAATAAAAATGGTAATTGGGATAAATATAATTCGGGCATTATTACAATGGAAAAAGCTATTAACATAGAAGTAAGACAAATAGTAAAAGAATTATATTGTGATAAAACAATTCCTAATATAACTAAAGTTGAATATTTAAGATTGTTCAACGGTTCTCAGTTTAAACAAATATTTCTAAAGAATGCAGAAAGAAATGATATTGATGCTATTTCGTTAACACTAGATGGGACAATACCTAGAGGTTTGTATAAAGGTTCAAATTCTAAAATTATATATTATATAGATAATTGGGATTTGTTAGCAGATGGAGAAACATTAGTTAAATATAATTTAGGAGAAACCAATTTTGATATTGAAGCAAATCCGAATATTAAAAATACTTTATCAAAATCTAATTACGCAACTAACAATGATATAATTAATACAATAATTCCAGAAATATATTTGTATGAAAAAAAAGAAGTAAATAAAATATTGTTGAAAGTTTTAGACAATAAGGAAACTATACAAGTATTTTTATATTATAATGATGATTTAATAGGTAGTGTTGGATATTACAATTCGGAAATACCTCCTAAAGTAATTAAAATATCCGATAGTAGTAATAATGAAGTAGGGAAAATTGCATTAAATTATAATGGATTGAAAAATTATGTAGACGGTACGTATACATTTAATGTTGTTTTTGATGATGATTTTGCAAGTAATATACTTAATTTCCCTATTATATCATCATTGTATCCTAGTTTAAATCCCGAAATAAAGCCGCTTTTAATAGAAAATCCGGCTTTATATACTGAGGTTTCATCTGACCCAATTATAAATGCTGTTATACCCGAAATGATATTATCTGATAATATAGATTATAATTTGGTGAAAAGAATAAGAATGGTAAACGGTTCTCAGTTTAAACAAATATTCCTACAAAATGAAGATGGAAGTATTAATTATGATGCAAAAAGTATTGTAACAGATGGTAGTATACCCAAAGGAGTATATTATGGTGAAAATTTAGGGGTAATATATCTAATAAATGATTGGGATAAATTACCCGAAGATGTATCTATTTATAATGTTGCATTGTCAAAAAAAGTAACTAGCATAAACTATAATTCAAATCTAAAGGAACTTTTATATTATGAAAACGTTCCGTCTGATTCTTATATTATAAATAGTATATTAAAAGAAATATACTTAAATAATGTTTGTTCTTATGATGATGTTGAGGGGATAAGATTAGTTCGTAACGATGAAATGTTTTGGCAAATATTCTTTATTAAAAATATTGTAAGCGATGCTAAATATGATATTATAGCGGCAGCCTCAATATATAAAGGCGATAAACTTTCCGATGGCGTTTATGATGTGCAAGGAATAAAGGTGTATGTAGATGGTAATATGTTTTCTAACTTTTTTCCTCAAGGGAAAATTGCAATAATTAGATGTTCTTTAAATGAGAAAACAAATAATAAGTATAATTGGGATAAAATAAGTAATTATGAATACAGAGAAAAGAAAGAAGTTCTTTGGTTAGGAACGTCTATTCCAGCAGGTTCACCGTGGGGAAATGGATATCCTAAACTAATAAGTAATAGTCTAAATATAAAAATAAACAATAATGCAATCGGCGCATCATTTATTACATATTCAGCAGAAAAACCATCATCTTCTGACGAATCAGAGGTATATAAATGTTTTTCATTAACACAAACAAAAGAAGAAAAAGAAGAGTTGTTTGGAGATGTAATTGTTAATTGGTCGGAAGAATATAAATATCAAGCGTTAAACTTCGGTTATGATAATCTTATAATACCATATTTAAATGGGACTAAAGGGAATTGCGATATTGTTATATTTGACCATGGATGGAATGACATTAATAGAAGTTTGCGTGCAATGTATGAAAAAATAAATGATGGAACTATTAATGATGAATATATGCAATCAAGAGATAGAAACACATTTATTGGTGCATTTAATTTCCTTTATGATAAAATGCTAGAAGCAAATCCAAAAGTAAGAATTATTATAGCAGGTTATCACGAAAATGAATCTAATAATTACGTTGGTCCTGAAAATAATAAAAAAGCTATTGGATATTATGGTAAAGAAGTTTGTGCCGTACAAGAATATATTGCTAACTATTATGGATTGCCATTAATAAGAATGTGGGAAAAAACAAATTTTACATTTAAACAAATAGTACCCAATACATCTAATTATTTACAAGATATGGGATATACAAGAGAGGCTTTTGTAAAGGATAGTAATGGGAATATATCTTTATTTGATTATTATCATCCCGACGGAATACATCCTTATTCTAGTGAAAAAGTTAGAGGAGCTATGGGAGAAACATATTTAACTAATATATACATACAAGAATTACAAGGCTTTTTCCAACCAATAATAAAATAATAATTATGGATAAAATTTTTAATTGGGAACAATGGCGAATAATAGCCATTTCCACGGTTAGCCCGGTATTAGGGTATTTAACCCCGACAAAAGGTTTTGTTTATGCGTTGGTAATAATGTTTGCGTTCAACATTTAGGCGGGAATGAGGGCGGACGGCGTGGCGATTGTGCGATGCAAAAACTTTTCGTTCCGGAAGTTTAAAAACGTATTGTTCAGTATTTACAACAATAACTTTGGTGGCATTATTTAGAAAATAATTTCTTGCAAGAAATATTATAATTAACTTTATTGTTTAGCAAATTTCTAAATTCTTCAAAATTATGGGAGAAGTTACAGAAAAAATCTATTGTTGCGACAGAGGCGACAACGACAATGCGCTCGCAGCTGCCATCCTGGCAAACGGTAATAACCGTAGAGATGATTGGGGCCCGATGGCCGCCATGATGGGTGGAGGTATGAACAACTGGATGAACAATCCGTTTGCTTACCTCATGTTCATGGCTCTGCTCCGCAACGGAGGCTTCGGCTTTGGCGGGGATGGCGCAGGTACTGCTACCCAGGGTATCGAAACTCAGGCTCAGCTCAATGCTATCCGCACTCAGTTGCAGGACAATCAGAATGCTGATTGTATTAAGTCTGCTATTCAGGGCCATGGCTTTGCTCTTAGCCAGTTGGCACAGACTCTTAACATTGACTTCAACACTCTTCAGAAGTGCTGCTGCGATGTTCAGGCTGCTATTCAGCAAGTCGCTGGCCAGGTTGGCTTCTCTGCTGAGCGTGTTATCAATGCAGTTAACCTCGGTGACTGCAATGTTATTCAGGCTCTGCAGAATTGCTGCTGCCAGACTCAGCGCCAGATTGCCGATTTCCGCGCAGATGTTCAGCTCCAGACTTGTCAGCAGACTAGCGAACTCCGCAATGGCCAGCGTGATCTTGGCTTTGCAATTACACAAGGTTTCTCAGCTACTGCTTTCCAGGCTCAGCAAGATAAGTGCGATATTCTTCGTGCCGGTCAGGACAATACTCAACGCATCATCGACACTCTGAACAACCACTGGAAAGACGAACAGGCTCTGAAAATTCAGGACCTTAAGTTCGAGCTTTCTCAGGAGCGCCAGAACAACTATTTCGCTCGTCTCATAAACGGCGGATGCGACTGTGGTGGTAATAGCTGCGGATGCGGCTGTGGCCAGTAATGTTTAACCATTAAACTGTAAAGATTATGGTTACATTATCGCCAGTAGGCTTAGCCGCTGCTCCTGTGGCAAATCAAGTTTCGTTCTTGGCCACATTTAAGGAGAAATTGTGTCGTTGTGTTTGTGCAACTTCTACAAATCAACCGTTTGCGACTGTTACTTACAGGAATGAAACGCCTGTTCTTAATGGAACTACAGTATTCGTGCCTATTGTAGCAACAATCACGATTACTACTCCAAATGCTTGCAAATGCCAAGCTGAGACACAGGTAATCAATGAACGGTTTGTGGTTGCATTCCAAGGTAGAACGACGCTTCCTACATCTGTTACTATCAACCAGCTTGGAATGACTCAAGGACTTATTAAGATAGTATGCGGAAAATCCAACTGCTATGCTATCAATAGCTCATTGAGCGTTTCTATTCCAGCTGTGAACCAGCAGCCTAATTAATTGAGGGTACTTAGGGAAGTTTTATACTTCTCTGAGTGCCCTCTTTTTTTATTAACAATTCAAAAAGATAAGCTATATGTTGTTATTCAAAGATATAAAGCAGAATTATCCTGTATACATTCTTGATACACAGGAATTTAGCCTTATTCAAGGCAAAGCCACTCAGGTATCGTTTCCTCGATTAGAAATGAACCAGAAGACTGGCAAGACAGAGATGGTAGTAGATGTTACTATAGAGGCCAATGGAAAAATGGCAACTTACGCTATTCCTGAAAGCCATTCAGTTACCTATGCCGGGCATCTTGTTCTGTCAACAGAAAAATCTGGATTGACGAACGAAGTTGAAGCTCAAAAGGCAAATGCTGAACAGGTTTTGGCTTCTGCTTCTAAAGCTCAAAACATCATTGACAAAGCTCCTTCATTACTCGCAGAACTTAATCCTATGTATAAGGAAAAGCAAGAAACAGAGCAGCGCTTCGGCAAGATTGAAGGTTCTATCGGTGAAATGAAAGAACTCATGAAAAAGCAGCAGGAAATGATGGAGAATTTCATCAAAAAATTTGAAAGCTAAAAGTTATGGGACACAGATTAAAATGTATCATAGTAAAGCATCATACGTGCGACCATGATAAGGAGCACGAAGAGGATGTAGTAGTAGAAAGCAGAATAGCTACTCCTCACGGTGAGCATAAGGTCAAATTCGATTTACCTTACGAGCAAACAGCGAATGCTCTTATGTCTGCTAAAGGATATTCTGAGTATGTCAAAAAGCACGGCTATCACTTTACAGATGCTCTTGCAGAGCACGTAAGTAAAATGATGGTAAATGCTAATGGCCAACAGCACTCTTGGACTGCAAGCCAAGTCAAAAAGTCTATGGAAAGTTTAGGATTGAGCATTCCTGGCAAAGTGACAACAGGTGATGTTACCTATGCGGCTAATATGGCTTATGCGGATTTCTATCCAGACCCTCTAAAAGATGAGGCTGCATGCTTGAGATATGCTCATAAAGTAGCCAATGACCCAGATGGGTATGATGGCATGATTTTCTGCAGATGGACTGCTGACGCAATCGGAAAAGCAATCAAGTTGGACTGGGAAAAATTCGTATAGTATGTTAGAACTGATTGAGGCCAAGAACTTTGACGGACTGATGTTTTTCATAGCTATTAGAGTTGGCATTATTCTAGTCTGCTGGATTTTCATGATACTAAGCAATATCGTAGACTTCTGGAGTGGAACAACGACAGCAAAAGCACTTGGCCAAGCATTGATGTCGCATGGATTTCGTAGAACAATTACAAAAATCGGCGATTATGTAAGGCTGATGCTTTTTGCTCTTATGTTTGATATACTTGGAAGCTTATTATCATTCTATATAATTCCATTTGCCACAATTCTATGCACTATAGCTGTAATCTATATTGAAGGTAAATCTGTTGTGGAAAATAGTAAACGCAAAAAGGCTCATGCTGCAGATGTACCTGATATAGTAAAGAAGATTGTGCAAGCAGCCACTGCAGAGCAAGGCCACGAAATACTTAATGAAATAATAAAAATAATCGCCTTAAACGACAAAAAGAAATGAGAAAGATAAATAAAATCATAGTCCATTGCTCTGCTACTCCTGAAGGACGAGATGTTAAAACTGAGACCATACGAGATTGGCATGTGAATGGTAATCATTGGAAAGATATTGGTTATCATTATGTGATTGAGCTCGATGGCTCTGTTCATAAAGGCAGAGATGAAAGTGTAGTTGGAGCCCACTGCTCAGGTCAAAATGCAAACTCTATAGGAGTATGCTATGTAGGAGGCGTTGCTAAAGACGGTAAAACTCCTAAAGATACACGCACTGAGGCTCAAAAGCAATCTTTACTCGAATTGCTGAAAAGCTTAAAGGTAAAATACCCAAATGCTACTATTCATGGACACAGAGAATTTGCAGCTAAGGCATGCCCCAGCTTTGATGCTAAGTACGAGTATAAAGATCTCTGAAGTGTATAAAAACCATTCTCGCAATAATTTCTTATGTGCGAGAATGGTTTTTATATTAAATATGAATAATAACAAATAAAACTCAAAGATTATGCGAGAATTAGCGAGAATAATTACACTTATATTTTTAGCCACTATATTATATAGCTGTAAGTCAATTCAATATGTGCCAGTGGAAACAACGAAAAGAGATACTACTTACTTATCTCAGACCAAAATTGATAGCATATATCATAGAGATTCAATCTATGTAGAGCGCAAAGGCGATACCGTGTATCTCAGTAAATATAAATACTTGTATAAATACATAGAAAAGCGTGATACTCTTTGGCGAGAAAAAGTTGATACAATTCAAGTTGCATACCCTGTAGAAGCTCGGCTTACTAAATGGCAAAAGATAAAAATTAATATTGGTGAATACCTGATAACCGCCATAGCCTTAGTAATTATATGGCTGTGCGCAAAATACTTCATAAAGCGGTAAACAACAGAAACAATATAAACAAGTCATTGTTTACGCCTAAAGTGCTCAAAATTAATTACTTATATATACTGTAAACAAAGAAACAATAATTTCATTAAATCTTTTCGTATTAAAAGCCGATATTTCTTATTAACCTTAATGTTAATCGGAAATTAAGAAATTAAGTTTGAAATATATAGAGGCATTGTTTTTATTGTTTCTTTGTTTACAGCAATTTCAAAGCCGCACTAAAATTGCTGTTTAATTATTTTTAACAAATAAATTCTCAAAAAATAATGGAAAAAATTTTTTCTTTCGAGAATAGTTTGTATATTTGCATATCGAAAATAAGATAATAAAATTCACCAAAATATGGAACAATTTAATATAGGTAATGTAATTGAGCACTACAAGCTAAATACGGAAGATTTAGCGAAGGTGTTATTTCCTACTGTTAAATATCCGAAACAGGCATTTGACCGTGTGTTAAAGGGTGAAGCCAATTTGGATGTTATACAGTTAGAGCGATTGGCCAATCATATTGGCGTGTTAGTAACTGATTTGTTTTCAGCAAATACTTGGAAAGGTTCATCTGAAGATGGATGCCTAACAATGCTGAAAGGCGAGTATAAAGTAAAGCTGAATTATAAAGGCGTGTACGTATCTATATATAAGAATAATGAGCTTATCCACCAAAAACTCTCAAACGTACCAGATATGACAGTAAACGAGTTTATTAACTATTTAGATAACTTCATTAAAAATTACGAAAATGGAAACCATTAAAATTTCTGTTGAGGTTAGCGTAAACCTGTCTGAAAATACGCAGAAGTTTTTAACTTCATTGTTTGCAGCAGGAGTTCCAAGTGGAGCTCAAGTAGCTGCTCAGGTTGCTGCTCAGCCTGCAAAACCAGCAGCTCCAGCTCAGCCTGCTCAACCTGCCCAGACTCAGAGCGCTGCCGAGCCTGCTCCTTCAGCACCTGCTGCTCCGGCTGCTTCTTCTGCCTCTAAGAGCATTGAGGATGTTCGCGGAATGCTTGCAAAGAAGGTCAATGAGCATCGTGACGTAATCAAGCAGAAACTCAATGAGCTTGGAGCCCCGAGTGTAACAAAGCTTGACCCGGCTAAGTATGATGAAATGTATAACTTCTTAGAGTCACTGTAATTATGTCGAGTACAAAGAAATTGCAAAAAGCAGCTCAGAAGTTTCGCAGAGAAAATCCAGAGCTTTATGCTCAGTGTGCTTTTCAATGCTGTTATTTGGCAAAATTGATAAAAGAACATGACTCAAGCGACAAGTAGTACTAAACCACAGAAACATAGTCAGAGGAGTCATGCACTCCTCTCGGCTTCTGGAGCAGGAAGATGGCTGAATTGTACTCCGTCTGCCAAGCTTGAAGATGAATACGGAGAAAAGAAGTCTTCAGTATATGCAGAAGAAGGTACATTAGCTCATGAGCTCTCAGAGCTTTACCTGAGAAAAGATACACTTAATAGCATTAGTGAACAAGACTTTGACCAAAGGCTCGAAGAGATAATGACAAATGACTTGTTCAGTGAGGAAATGCTTGAAGTTGTACCTATCTATACGGATTATTGCTCAGAACAATTAGCTGAAGCAAAAACTGAAAATCCGTTAGCTGTCATGGAAATTGAGCAGAAACTCGATTTGACAGAATATGTGCCTGAAAGCTTTGGAACAGCTGACTGTGTTGTTATCAATGACAACCTTATGGAAGTTATTGATTTGAAATACGGAAAAGGAGTTTCAGTATATGCTGAATGGAATAAGCAACTTATGCTTTATGGACTTGGAGCTTTACAGAAATATGATACAATGTATGATATAACGGAAGTGCGATTGACTATTATACAGCCTCGCATTAACAATATATCAAGTTGGCAAATATCTGTAGAAGAGCTTCGCAAATGGGCCGAAGAAGAACTTAAGCCAAAAGCACAACTTGCATTCAATGGTGAAGGTGAACTCAATGCCGGAGACTGGTGCAGATTTTGCGCTGTTCGCAATCAATGTAGAAAATTGTATGAACAGCAACTCGAAATAGCTCAGCATGAGTTTGCAGAGCCAGCACTTCTTACAGACGATGAGATTGCTGATATTGTTCGCCGTACTCCTAAGCTTGTAGAATGGGCTAATTCTATTGCAGAATATGCACAGAAAAAAGCTATAGAAGAAAATAAGCAATGGCCAGGTCTTAAGCTAGTTGAGGGTATAAGCAGACGCAAGTGGGTTGATGAAGACCAAGCCTCAAATGCAATCTTTGCTCGTTGCCCTGAACTTTCAGAAGATGAGATTTTCAATATGAAGCTTAAACCGATTACTTCTATTGAGAAGTTAGTAGGCAAAAAGCGTTTTGAGGAAATACTCTCAGATGTGGTTATCAAGCCACAAGGCAAACCTACTCTTGTACCTCTTGAAGACAAGAGACCAGCAATGGGATATGCTCAAGCACAACTAGATTTCAAAGAATAATAACAACTTAAATTAAAAGACAATGAGTAATCAAGTAAATTCAACCAAGGTTGTAACTGGCAAAGTAAGATTTTGCTATGTAAACGTATTCGAGCCCACAGCTATGAATGAGGGCGATATTCCTAAGTACAATATCTGCATTCTTATTCCTAAGAGCGACACTGCTACTATTGACAAAATCAAGAAAGCCATAGAAGCTGCAAAGGAAGCAGGTAAGGCAAAACTCGCAGATAAGAATGGCCGTATTCCAGCAAACCTCAAATTGCCTCTACGCGATGGCGATGAAGAACGTCCGGATGACCCAGCATTTGAGGACCACTATTTCATCAATGCAAACTCAATGCGTCAGCCGAGCATTGTGGACCGCTCACTCAATCCAATCATAAGCAGAGACGAGTTCTATTCAGGTTGTTATGGTCGCGCTTCAATCAACTTCTATGCTTTCAATGTTTCATCCAAAGGTATCGCTGCTGGATTGAACAATCTCCAGAAGCTCGAAGATGGAGAGATGTTGGCTGGTGGCTCAACAGCTGAAGAAGATTTCGGTGGAGATAATGCTGTTCAGGATGACGATATGATGTAATTTCCTCTCTGCATCAATGAGTATAGTAGTTTAATGGTAAAACCACAGAGTAGCATAGATTTGTTGCCTGTTATGCGGGTTCGAGTCCCGCCTATACTCCTATTATAATACATAAATGAAATATAATGGCAAAAAATCTTTTTATAGACATTGAAACATATTCATCTGTAGATATTAAAGAGTCTGGAGCTTATAAGTATATTGAGTCACCAGACTTTGAAATTTTTATAATAGGATATGCTTTAGATGATGGCCCGGTAAAGATAGTAGATTTGGCTCAAGGTGAAGAAATGCCTGAAGAGTTTGAAGAAGCTTTGCTTGACCCGGATTGTGTAAAAGTGGCGCATAATGCAGTATTTGAGCGCTTGAGCTTTAAGCGTATAGGATATAATGTTCCAGCAGAGCAGTGGTATTGTACCTCTGTAAAAGCTGCGTATTGTGGTTTACCACTTTCTTTGGACGGAGTATCAAAGGCTCTTAATCTTACAGATAAAAAGCTAGATACTGGTAAAGCGCTTATTAAATACTTCTCATGCCCATGCAAAGCAACTCGAGTTAATGGCATGCGTACTCGGAATTATCCTGAACATGCTCCTGAAAAGTGGGAAATGTATAAAGAATATAACAAGTATGACGTGCTTGCAGAGCGTGAGATATTTAAGAGATTAGAGGCATATATCATTCCTGATATTGAGCGCAAGATGTATGTGCTTGACCAGAATATAAACGATAGAGGTATTTTGGTTGATATGGAATTAGCAGAGTCTGCTATCGCAGTAGATAACACATATACTTCTATCTTAACGCAACATGCTCAACAGCTAACAGGGCTTGAAAATCCAAACTCGCCTGTTCAAATTAGGCAATGGATTGAAAAGGCAACAGGATGTGTTGTTATGTCACTTTCAAAGGAAACAATGCCTGATTTAATGAAAGAGTTTGCAGATTATCCAGATGTTATCGAGTTGCTTAATATACGCAAAAAGCTCTCAAAAACGTCTATTAAGAAGTATTATGCTATGCTTAATTGTGCCATGAAAGACCATAGAGTCCGTGGTACATTTCAATTCTATGGTGCAAATAGAACTGGACGATGGGCAGGTAGGCTATTGCAATTGCAGAACTTATCAAAAAATCATATATCGCATATAGAAGTACCACGTGAAATGATTAGAGCCTGTGATTGGGAGTCAGTTGAGATGATGTATGATGATGTTGCAGATATTTTGTCTCAGCTAGTAAGAACAGCTCTTATAGCATCACCGGGTAAAGTATTTAGTGTTGCAGACTTCTCAGCTATTGAGGCACGTGTTATATCTTGGCTTGCAAACGAAAAATGGCGAATGGACGTATTCCGCGGAGATGGTAAAATCTATGAAGCTACAGGAGCAAAGATGTTTAATGTACCAATATCTGCTATTACAAAAGGTTCAGTACTTCGAGACAAATCAAAGATTTCAGAGCTTGCACTCGGTTATGAGGGCTCATTAGGAGCACTTAAGCGAATGGGTGGTGAACGTATGGGCTTATCAGATACTGAAATGATGAGCCTGGTGCGTAAATGGCGCTCGGCAAACCCTGCAATTGTAGATATGTGGAAAGAAATAGATGAAGCATCGAAAGAGGCTGTCAGATACCAAAGGCCAGTATCATGCACTTGTAGAAATATAATTTTCGACTGTAATGGTGAGTTTATGACAATACAATTGCCATCTGGCAGAAAGCTATTCTACTATGGGCCTAAATTCAAAGATAAGAAGATAGGCCGTTCTACGATGCCAACACGAGTATTATGTTACCAAGGAGTTGTGCAAGAAACTAAGCAATGGGGTGAAATTGATACGTATGGAGGTAAATTAACAGAGAACATTGTACAAGCTATTTCAAGAGATTTACTTGGCAATTCTATGTTAAATCTTGAGGCTAATGACTATCATCCTGTGTGCCATATACACGATGAGGTTTTGTGCGAAGTACCAGAAGAGAATGCTCAAGCATATTATGAAGAAATGGCAAGCATTATGGGTACTCCTCCTGAATGGGCATCAGACCTTCCACTAAGAGCAGATGGATATACAACACCATTCTACTTAAAAGATTAAAAATATGATTTGGCTGTGTTTATATATTGTTTACGCATATTATGCAAGTAGATAAATTGAAATATGATGAAAATTTGAGCATAGCAGTTGGACTAAATGTTTCAAGTAAAGTATGGAAAAATACCAAAACTACTTGGAGCAATTTAGTTCAAAAGCTAGCTACTCCTGTAGTAACCGCTGAAACATATAAGCGGTTTATGAGTGCCACAAAAGAAGAGCAAAGTAAGATAAAAGATGTAGGCGGATTTGTAGGCGGATTTCTTACAAATGGTAGGCGTGATAAAACAAACGTACTTTACCGCCAGTTAATTACATTGGATATTGACTTTTCTCACGAGAACTTTTGGTGGGACTTTACAATGCTATTTGATTGTGCCGCGGTTATTCATTCAACTCATAAGTCATGCCCTGAAAAGCCACGACACAGATTGATAATTCCACTTGATAGAGAAGTATCACAAGAAGAATATCAAGCCATTGCCCGAAAAGTCGCTGGAGACCTAAACATTGATTTGTTTGACCAGTCGACTTTTGACGTAAATAGGCTTATGTTCTGGCCGTCTGTATCATCAGATATGGAGTACTACTTTGAATTTCAAGACGGACCTTTCCTTGAAGCTGATTATATCCTTGGGCTATATGATGATTGGCATGATACGAGCGAATGGCCAACTGCTACAGATAGCACAGATGTAATAATGCAAGCTATCAAAAAGCAAGAGGACCCAGAAGATAAAAAAGGCATAATTGGTGTTTTCTGCCGTACTTATACTATACAAGAAGCTATTGAGACTTTTCTTTCAGATGTATATACACCAGCTGGAGAAGGACGATATACATATATAAATGGCTCTACAGCTGCGGGCTTAATAGTCTATGATGATAAATTTGCATATTCTCATCATGGAACAGACCCTGCTGGAGGTAGACTATGTAATGCATTTGACTTAGTTCGCATACATAAATTTGGCCATTTAGATACAGGCAAAGAAAAAGAAGACAAAGATAAAAAGAGCTTTAAGGCAATGGAAGAATTTGCCTCTAAGGACTCTACAACAAAAAAGCATATTGCTGAAGAAAAGTTTGCTGAAGCTAAATTCGAGTTTGCAGAAGAAGCAAAAGCAGAAGTTCCTGAAGAATATGATACTTCATGGACAGAAGAGCTTGACGCTAATACAAAAGGCGAATATGATAATTCTGCCAATAACTTGAATATAATAATTCAGCATGACCAATTCTTAAAAGATGTATTTAAGCTAAACATTTTTGATAATAAAAGATATGTTACACGTTCGTTACCATGGCGTAAAGTCGATACTGTGGAGCCTCTTCGTGATGTTGACTATTCTGGTGTTCGTAATTACATTGAGTGTGTTTACGGCATTGTGTCAAGTCAAAAAGTGGACGACGCGCTTGCGCTTGAATTTGAAAAGAAAAAGTTCCATCCGATAAGAGAGTATATATGTGCTCAAAAGTGGGATGGCATACCGAGAGTTAATACATTATTGATTGATTATTTTGGAGCAGAAGATAACGCTTATACTAGAGCCGCCATTAGGAAGACGTTGGTGGCGGCTGTTGCGAGGGTATTCGAGCCAGGTATTAAGTTCGACACAGCGCTTATACTTGTCGGAGAACAAGGAACATATAAAAGTACTTTCGTTAAAAAGCTCGGCATGGAATGGTTCTCAGATACATTCACGACTGTGCAGGGCAAGGAGTCATTTGAGCAGATACAAGGAGCGTGGCTGATTGAAATGGCAGAGCTTTCAGGCCTTAAGAAAGCAGAAGTAGAGTCAATCAAGCACTACATATCAAAAAGAGAAGATATGTTCAGGCCGGCGTATGGTAGAACAGTAGAAACATATAAAAGGCAATGTGTATTTTTTGGTACTACTAACAACAAAGATTTCTTACGTGACCCGACAGGAAATAGGCGATTTATGCCTATAGACGTAAGGCCAGAATATGCTACAAAGTCTGTAAATGATGACCTTATACAAGATGAAGTAAATCAAATATGGGCTGAAGCATATCAGTTATATTTAGCAAAAGAGCCTTTATACCTCGTTGGTGATGAAGATATAATTGCTAAGATTGAGCAACATAAACACTCAGAAGCAGATGAGCGAAAAGGTATTATTGAAGAATATCTTAATACTAAATTTCCAGATGACTGGGATAAAATGGACCTGTACGACAGAAGACGTTGGCTTGAAGACCCATTGTCTAAAAACGGTACAGTACAAAAAGACTTTGTCTGCATTGCTGAAGTATGGTGTGAGTGCCTTGGCAAAGATAAGACAGAAATGTCAAGATATAATACCAGAGAGGTTAATGAAATTCTTAGGTCATTGCCTGAATGGGAAGCTATAGCATCCACTAAGAACTTTCCTTTATACGGTAAACAGAAATATTATAAACGTAAAGATAGCTTATTATGATAGCAAATTTTTATAAGAAAAACAGTATAAAAGCTCGTAATTACAAGCTAATTGCTTCTAAGAATATAGATTGCATTCCACAAAAAGGAAACCTTATTGTATTCTCTGGGCAATTGTTCGTAATAGACAAAATATGCTTTGATATAGATAAGTGTGAATATAATCTTTGTATTGTAAGAGTATGATTATTAAGCAATATATAGTAGAGTGTGATAAGTGTGGCAAGCTGATTGGTATTTATAACCATTATAAGCCAAGCTTAAAACAATTACGCAAATGCTGTGGAATTGTTATAATAAATAATAGTACGCCACGGCTAATATGTAAAGATTGTATAAAGTATGATGATAGACAGTGAAAAAGTTGTAGAGCGCAAATTGGTTGAGCTTGTTAAGATAAATGGTGGCATGTGCATAAAACTGCTGTGTGACCAACTTATAGGCTTACCAGATAGAATGTGCTTATTTCCAGGCCATAAAATAGTTTTTGTGGAATTAAAAACGACTGGGCAAAAGCCTAAACGCATACAGGTATATATGCACAATAAGCTTAGAGCTTTGGGTTTTAGAGTTGAAGTAATAGATACGATAAAAGGCGTTGAACAATTTATAGATAGTATAATTTATGATAAGTAACATAGCTGCATTTATAATAGGTGCTTTGTTTGGTTTAGCTTGTTTAGCTATATTTAACAGTAACAAAAGATGAAAGAAACAGATTTACATAAATACCAATTAGCTTGCGTGCAGCATATAATCGAGCATCCATTTTGCGGTGTATTTGTAGATATGGGCCTTGGCAAAACCATATCAACTCTTACTGCTATAAATTATTTGATGTTTGATTATTGTGAAGTTAATTCTGTATTAGTTATAGCTCCAAAACGAGTGGCTGAGTCAGTTTGGCAAGAAGAAGCAGAGAAATGGGAACATACAAAGCATTTGCGCTTTTCTAAGATTATAGGTACTGCTAAACAGCGAATAGCAGCTGTTATGGAAACAAAAGCTGATATTTATATCATATCAAGAGATAATGTTGCATGGCTTTGTGCTTTATATGGCGGAGGCAAATTACCTTTTGATATGGTAGTAGTCGATGAGCTTAGCAGTTTTAAGTCTTATAAATCAGAGCGTTTTAAGGCATTACGCGGCGCAAGACCTTATCTTAAAAGGTTAGTAGGACTAACTGGTACACCCGCTCCAAATGGACTTATTGATTTGTGGCCTCAAATATATCTTATGGATAGAGGCGAGCGCCTTGAAAAGACAATATCCAGATATAGAGAAAGGTATTTTCGGCCAGGTCAAACGAATGGTCATGTCGTATATTCATACGATTTGATGAGTAACTCAGAATATCTAATACATAAGAAAATAGAGGATATTTGCATAAGCATGAAAGCCGATGATTATCTTGAAATGCCGTTTAGGACAGATAACTATATAAAGCTTAGAATGCCTGAAGCTCTAAAGAAGCAATACGATGACTTTGAAAAGAATAAAGTGCTTGACTTAATAAGTGCTACTGAAACGATTGAGCAAGAAGACGAAAATGGTAATTCAGTATTTGTTGAAAAGCCTGTGGAAGTAAACGTAGTCAATGCTGCTGCCCTTTCAAATAAATTACTTCAATTTGCTAATGGAGCTATATATGATGAAGAAAGAAATGTGTTTCCAATTCATGATATTAAGCTTGAAGCTCTTAAGGAGATAATCGAAGATGCAAATGGCCAATCTGTGCTTGTAGCATGGACTTATCAGTTTGATAGAGATAGAATTGTTGAGTATCTTAAAAAATATAAGCCAAGAGAGCTTAAAAACAATAAAGATATTGAAGACTGGAATGCCGGCAAAATACAAGTTATGTTAGCCCACCCAGCATCAGCAGGTCATGGACTTAATCTTCAGGCAGGAGGCAGTATAATAGTTTGGTTTGGGCAAACATGGAGTCTTGAATTATATCAGCAGTTTAACGCTCGATTATATCGACAAGGACAGCAAAATCATGTTGTTATAAATCACTTGATATTGCAAGGCACTCATGATGAAGATGTAATCAGAGCACTTAAAGCAAAAGATAAAAAGCAAAATGCCTTAATGGATAGCATAAAAGCAAAAATTGACAAATATAAAAAATTTATGTAATATGGGACGTAATGGAAAACAAGCTCCGGTATTTCCGGAAATGGTAAAATTTGTTAACGATAATGTTGGCAAAGTAGTAAGTTCAAAAGAAATTCTGCTTGGTAAAGAACCAGGTAGAAACTCAGAAACTGCATATCTTTATAAGTTTGTAAAACTTGGGTATGTAGAGCCTGTAGGCGATAATAGCTTTGTGAAAGACAAAACAGCAAGTTTTAAGGTGATAAAAGAATTTCCTAAGCACTATAATTCTGTTATGCTTATGGATGAATTAAAAGTTGTTAATGGCTTTATACCAGATACTCACAAAAGACAAATATACTAATATATGAAAGCATTAGATACACAGATAGGTGGCAATCACTATAAAAACATGAGCATGCAACCTGTAGAGTTGTTTGCAAAAACTCGCTGTACTGCATTCCAGGCTAATATCTGGAAATATATAGCCAGATATAAATACAAGAATGGCGCAGAAGATATAAAGAAATGTATGCACTATGCAGAATTAGCTATAGAACTTAACTGTAACGGCAATCTTTGGTATAAAAGAATGGGGGTCGTCAATTCATTTTGCACGAATAACTCTGAATTTCTATCAGCGGCTCAAAGAAGAATTATATTACATGCAGGATGGGATAATTATGAGAGTGTAATTAAAGAATGTAAGGAATTGTTGTGCAAAGAATATCCAGAAGAGCAATAAAATCTGGCCAAGTTAAGAAGTGTTAAGTGAGTGCATTTTATAATGAAAAAATTTTCTATTCTCGGAGAAAATTAGTATATTTGCATATCTAAATAAAGATAATAAAATGGACAAGAAAAGAACCTTTCAGCAAATAGCCAAAGATATAAAGTCAACATGGCTTAATGTATATTTTGGCGCAGTGCCTTATTTAGAGGCAATGCTAACACTTGATACTTCAGACCCGAATGCTATGTATTTTTATAATACTGCAGGAGATATTGTTAGATACTTCTTGGCAAATGCACAAACATTTAGAGGTGCTGATGCAAAAAGATTAAAAGCAGAACTAAAATCGATGCTGTAATGGATGAGATACTTAAACTGTTAAAAGAGAATAACGAAATGCTTAAGGAAATACTGGTTTTCCTTAGGTATTTCCAAGAAAATGACGATATGAGGCAGTTTAGTATAAACGTTGCAGCAGACCTTTTTGTGGAAATGCTTGAGAATAATCCAGAGTTAAAAGATAAAATAATAAATAGTTTCAAAGCATGAGTAATATATTAGAACAAGCAAACAAGATTGTAAATGAACGCTCAGAGGAAAAAGAGCGTCAATATGGGCCATTCCAGGCATCAATGGAAAGAGCAGCAGCTCTTTATAACTTGATGTCGCCTAAAGACCAGCAAATAACAACTGCTGGTATGTATAGAGCTATGATAGCTCTTAAGTTATCGCGTGAGGCTTATGCACACAAAGAGGATAATCTTCTTGATGCAGTAGCTTACATGGGCTCTATGAATGACTATCTGGAAGAGCATAAAGATATTTTCAACAAATAAACAATTTTTTAATTATGGCAAAAGTGTATAACACAACAGACCTCAGACCTGACCAGGCCTTTGAGCGTCACGTATTCCACAGAGACCAATTTGCGCACTATCTGCGATGGACTCATATCTTGAAAGAAGCCAAAATTGGTGAGTCTATTGTTGATTTTGGCTGTGGAGCTGCTAACTTGCTTGAGGTATTATACAGAAACAAGTTTAAGCAGAAAGAATATATCGGTATCGATATTCGCGAAAAAACAATTCAAGAAGCAGCTGAGAAGTATGCCAATGTACCTTGGGCTCATTTCTATGTTGCTGACCTTGCTAAAAACTACATGGATTTCAGCAAGTTTAATGCTGACAAAGTCTGTGCTTTTGAAGTGCTTGAGCATGTTGGCAAACAGAATGCAGATGCATTTTTGAAGAACTTTAAGGCTTGTGGCAATAATAACGCTACTTATTACCTTTCAACTCCAAACTATGACCCGTCTGTAGGAGCAGCTGGTAATCATACTTATGACTCAGGTGATGGTCGCGGAGTTGATGTGCAAGAGTTTGACCATTGGGAACTTGAAGGTATATTGCTGAAACACTTCAACATAGTAAAGAAGTTCGGTACATTTGCTTCAGCTAAAGACTATAAGCCACTGATGAACGATTGGCAACAGAAAATGTTTGATGCTCTTAAAGAGTATTATGACTCAAACCTCATTGCCAATATCATGGCTCCTATGTTCCCAGATGCTTCACGTAATACTCTTTGGGTATTAAAGCGTAAGCCGGGAGATGTAAAAGTTGCTCCTAAAGCCACTGAGCAACCAAGTTTATTCGATGACGATTTAATGTAACAGATATGTTGAACTTAATTGCTAATTTGGCATCATTATGAAAAGTTTAATTTCAGTAACTCCAAGAGAGTTTAAACGCAACTTCAATGAAGTAATGGAAATGTGCACAGATATGTGCATGACAACCAATCAGGAGATTGTTATCACTGTTCCTACGAGCAGAAAGTCAAATACTCATGCAGAAATAGCCAAGCTTATTCCTGTAGAAGGAGGTATTAAGTATGAGTACAATAAAGAACTTATGGATAAGCATGGCATTAATGCTTCTAATCCTAAGCTTTCAAAAATTGGAGCTATCATGGCTGATGCTTTTGAAAAAGAAGGAGTTTACAGCCTTATAAGTCCAGAAGTTGAACATAGACTTGCTAGAGCTGTAGAAACAGCAGCTAAGGAACTTGTTAAAATGATGTAGTCATGAAATTTGCAAAAATAAGAAATGTAAAGTCCCCTGTTCGTGGGACTGGTAAAGCAGCAGGAATTGATTTTTTCGTTCCTAACTTTGGCAGTAACAAAGGCTTTATTGTAAATCCAGGAACTGATGTTTTGATACCATCAGGTATTAAGATGGAAATTCCAGAAGGATATATGCTTATGGCAGCTGATAAATCAGGAGTTGTAACCTCTAAATGGGCTTGCCTTGGAGCTGGTAGAACACCGAAAGCAGAAGCATTTGAAAGCATCGCTATCCTCGGAGCCAAGATTGTAGATGAAGATTACCAAGGTGAAATTCATATACATGTTGTTAATGTCGGCAAAGCCAAAATATACATTAAGCCAGGTATGAAAATAGCACAATTTATTCTTGTGCCTGTATCGTATGAAGGCCTTGAAGAAGTTTCTGAGTCAGAGCTTTTCAGCCGTTCATCTGAGCGTGGCGATGGAGCACTCGGGTCTACTGGGTCATACTAAGGATTGATTTTCACATTATTCTCGCGCGCAATATCGCGCTTTAAGTACATGAATGATTGAATAATAATGGAATAATAGGCGTGCTCTAGAACGCGCGAGAATATATAAACTTTAAGCACATGAAACAGCTCAAGAAGAAAACAGTTGAAATTCCACAAGTCATTTATACAGACCAATTTCTTAGATTTGTGGCTGTTTATGCCAACAGGTTTAAGGCTACAAATGGGTATGGTAGATGGCTTGCTGAATATAGACGAATGGATGAGCATGGATGGTTTAAGCCAGAAAAGTTGAGAGAGCTTTATGTCGATATATTAAAAGATACAAGCGCATTGTCTTATATATACTGGGACGCTGTACATTATATATGCGTACAAGCACTTGATGCTACCAAAGCTTTTGTATTAGCTAATTCATTTGAAATAAGATTAATTACTGGCGAAATTGCAGTGAGTGATGATGACGAAGAGCTTACAGGCTTATCTATGGAAGAAGCAATAAGTATTTGCAATGCCATGAATGAAGAAGCTGAAGAATTGTTGTTTAGAGTTTATAACAGCAGCACCAATAAAATAGTTAAATGATATGGCAAAGTATATAGAAGATGAAGTTCACATTGAAAGTCCGATGGATTTAGAAGCTGAATTATGTAAATATAATTGCAAAACTGAAAAAGAACTTGATGAGCTTCTTTGGTATGATTATGGAGTTGCACTTATATTAGATTATAAAGATAAAGAAGAGAATAACGTATGAACATAGCTTATAAAAATGCTACTGAGGCTTTTGAAGACCTATATGCTTTTATTATGGGCCAAGGAATAAATACTAATGTTGGGACAAAAGCTGTTTACAATGTTGGTTTTTATCTACTTAATCCTCAGCAACGCGTCATAACAACAGAATGGCGTAAATTCAGCGAGCGATATGCAGAGCGTGAATACGCTTGGTACATGTCATGTGATAGGAGTGTAGCTGAAATCAAAAAGTATGCTCCTATGTGGGATAAAATGCATGGTGGAGATAACATTGTCAATTCTAATTATGGGTGGCAATGGACTCGCAATGGCCAATTGGCAAAGTGCATTGAGCAGCTTAGAGAGAATAAAGATACCCGTCAAGCTTGGCTTACTATATTTGACGGCAAAGAAAAAGATGACTATAAGTATGATACACCTTGTACATTATCAGTCGGATTCGATATTAAGCCTCAAATAGGAACTCTTGATATGTGTGTAACTATGCGAAGCAATGATTTGGTTTATGGCTTTTGCAATGACCAATATTGCTGGACAAAGCTTCAACAATTAGTTGCGGATGAGCTCGGTGTGCCAATAGGCACTTATTACCATTTTGCTCATGATTTGCATATATATAAGAGACACTTTGATATGCAAGAAAAGTATTATAAACAACAACTTAAAAACTTATAAAAAATGAAGCTGGAAGATTTGAAAGTTATTGATATTATTCAAATGTCCCAGTTTGAAAAGCATATTGAGGCTTTGATTAAGGATTTGTACTTAACTCGTACGAAGATTATGAATGAACATCCAGATGTTCAATTCAAAAGAGGTCCCATCAAAAGACTACAGGAGAAAAAGGTATTTGGACCTAAAGCTCTTGCTGCTCTTTACGCGAAAGTAGTCGATAAGACTATAAATGCAAGCGAATATCCTTCTACACTTAGAACTTTTATTAAAGGGATAGGTGATGAAGCTTTTCATAGAACCTATCTTGAGTTAAAACAAGTAGAAGAGGGAGAAAAAGTAGAAACAATAATGGTTAAAAAGGAAGAAGATGAAAAAGGTGCTTAAATTTTTATGGAGATGCGTAGGTGTGCTTTATTTCCCTATACATCTATTGGCTTGGGTATTGCATAAAATAGCAAGACTCATGCTTGCAATTGCATATTTTGGATTGCTTAACAAGCAAGCTGGAAAAGATATAATCAAGTCTTTATTTGAGTGGCATGGAAGATATTAAGCAATATGGAGACTTAACCGAAAAGGAACTCTTTGAATTTCTCGATGAAATTAAAAGCGGTGATGAGGATATTCAAGAGGCTCAATCTGAGGCAATTGAAAAAATTACCTTAGAAGAAGAGCATGTTGAATTATCTGAAGAAGAGCAGGAAAACAGAGAGATTGAAGCTAGATATGGAGATAAAATGCCATGGACAGGCTTAGGTCCAAACAATTGCCGAGGTGTAAAACTGTTTGGACCTGAGGGACAGCGCAGAGCTGCGATGGCTAGCATAGAAGCTAAAAGGAAAAAGTCTCAACGACTTAAAGAAGACAGAATACGTATTCAGCGTGAAGCTTTCAGGCAAGAATATATACGCCTGAGTGACCCTATAGGAAATGAAAGGATTAAGCTGTTAGTTTCATCACTTGTTAAAGAACACACAAGAATGGTTGATAAATACTCAACTTATATAAACAAGCGATTAACTACTTTACTTAATCCTTTTATTCCACGTAGGTTAAGAATATGTAAAAGCTTATATCCTGACTCAATTCGTCCATGTCCTGGCTTTTTATATAAGGCGAGTGAGGAATATGGTGCTGGATTAACTTTCTGGGCAATGCCGAATATCCCATATTACTTTGCTCAAAATACAGAGCAGAAAGTTCTTATGGAGCATAAATCACCATTCTTGGTAAATGTGGACCAGTCTATAAAGTTCTATCATGAGCATCTTAAAAAAAGAGCAGACAAAGAGCTTAAATATGCTTCTTTAATATATCAAAAAGGCGTATATTCATACTTTGACCTGTTAAGGCTTAATCCATTTTGGTATGAAGTTTTATATAATGATTTGCAAAACAAGATTAAAGAAATGGTATGAAAAGTAATAACACTAAATTAGCATTGCCAAGAATTTTAATCTATCAAGATGAAGACTGTAAAATCCTGGTAGATTATTTGGTGTATAACGGCTTTCAAGTAATAACCTCAACTGAGAATGATATACTAATCAAAATCAGAGAAAAGAATTATGACTTATGCATATTAAGCCATTATAAAACAACAGATGCCTCTATGAGGCTAAAGCCATTAAAATTTTTGCGCAAATCAGATGATAAAATACCAGTAATAATGGTATCAGACAAGGCCCGATATGAGTATGTTATTGAAGCATTTGATGAAGGTGCAGATGATTACGTTATAAGGCCATATAACATTGAAGAGCTTATAAGAAGAATAAAAGCTGTTTTGAAAAGATATGGTGTGCGAGTAAGAAGTATAGAGCCATCTTATGAGATAGGCGATTACCTGTTTAATACAGTAGATAAAATTCTTACTATAGGCGGTGTAAAAACACAGCTTAATAATAAACAAAGTCAAGTTCTTGCTTTACTATGTGCTTATAAAAATGAAACATTACCTAAGAAAATACTTATGCAGCAAGTATGGACTGATGATAACTACTTTAATAAACGTAGCTTAGATGTCCATATATGCGTGCTGCGAAATATGCTTAAAATGGATAACCGAGTAGCTATAGAAACCATACGAGGAGTCGGTTATTCTCTCGTTATAGAAGAAGATGAAAGCTTAATGTAAAAAAGGCAGACTACTTTTCTGTAGTCTGCCTTATATTTCTCTCGTTCACTTGTTAAGCTACACGCTTTTTGAAATTCTTCAAAAAATACAAGCTCATTTTTCCTGTCACAAAATCCTCACCTTGATTGCCTGTATGAAAACACTTAAGGCCATATTTATTGGTATAAACCTTAAAATCACCGCGTAATTCTCTCGTTCCAGTTTGGTTATTAAACCACCATACTCTAATATGATTTGCATCAAGCCATTTTATTTGCTGCTGAATATATTTGGTAAGGTCCTCGTATTCATCATAATCGGCTTGGTCTTCAACATACGGAACAAAAGTACATTCTATAAGGTCTGAGTCATCAACTGCTTTCCAATCATCTTCTATATAAAAATTATTGGAAAACATTTCAGATACCTCATTGGCTTCTTCCAAATTGTCTTCGTCTAATGGCTCTTCGCCATAATACAAAAAGCAAAAAGCATCATTTGATATTTGCAAAGTCTGCTTTTTGCTGTAATCTAAAACAAAATTACTCATTTATTCTCCCGTTCTATAGTTTCACGATATTTCTTCTCAAGCTCTGCTATTTCATCTAAAGCAGCTTGAGGCTGAACTAATTGAACAGCTGTTGGCAGTTCATTTCCTTCTTGCATTGCTTGAACTGACTGGGAGCCATCAAGCAAATTCTCTTGCTGTACCTCTTGGGTATTCTCTTGTTCATTTATTTCCATATTGCAATTATTTATTTTTGTTCAACATTTCTCTCGTTGGGCCTTGTGATATTCTCCTGTCCAATCGTGGCGGATATTCTCTCGGCCATTTCCTCTGTTAACTCCTGTGCCACACTCGGGGTCCAATGTGGACAATTGCTGCATAGTCCACTGTGCACACGAGCTACACAGCTTGTACACTCAGGCATAAGCTGTTTAATCATAATGGCCATGCGGCTTTTATGTGTTCTAGTGTGTAACATTTTTTAACAGTTTCACTTTTGTTCTTTTATAGGCTAAAGTACAAAATAATCTTGATATAAATTACTGTTTTACAGACTTTAACATAAAAATTTTTCACTGGTTTATTGCAGCTTCAAAATAAAAATATAGAGCTCTAAATGCCTCGAAAATATATGAAATTTCATTATTCTCGTTCATTCTCTCCTCATTTCTTTTTATAGATTTAGTTTACTATTATTCTCAAATAAAAGTGTCCTAGAAGCCAAGAAAATGAGTCAACTTTTTAGCCATAAATTTAACAGCTATTTATATAACTGCTTGGTGGCTTAAAGCTCAGGAAAGTCCATGCCTTAATTCATATTATAGACTTTATAAAAATACATTGATAGATACACTTCTTTTGACCTCTATCGCGTCAAATTGAGTTAACCCATATTATAGTACACCTAAAGCCTAAAAGTGTCCTAGAACGCGAAAGAAGCATGTTTCTATGAGTTTACATATTTTAACATAAATCGCAATAATACAAAAATAGCCGCATATTTAGATATGCAGCAAAAAAAAGAGCCGCCTCTTTCGAGACGGCTCCATGGGAGAAACGGTGTCAGGTGACTGTATTATGCAAGTGACTCCTCTTCAGCTGTAGTCTCAGCAGGAGCTTCGGCAGTTTCTCCATTTGCCTGACCGGCGAGATATTTATCCAGCTCCTTCTTTGCATTCTCAAGCTGCTTCTTTTTGGCTTCCAGCTCTTCCTGAGCTTTCTGCAGCTTCTCCTCTGCCTTCTTCACATTCTCCTCGCAGCGAATTACGCGGTCCTGAGGAGTAAGCGGAGTGCGGGTTGCTGCTGCCTCACGGCGCTCCAGATACTTGGCATTGAGCTGTGCGCCTTCTTCGTCGAACTCTTCGGCAATCTTAATGCCCCCGGCTTTCACAACCTTGTGCATAGTCTTTGTTGCAAGCGGATTGCCCTCAATAGGAGCCGGAACTGAAATGCGGTAGAGCAAGCGCTGAGCTCGTTTGTCAGGCACGATTGCCACGATACGGCCGATTACCATTTCAATGTGCTCTTCGCCGTTTTCATCTGTAGTACGGTATTTCTCAAATTCTACCGTTTTACCTATGTTGCCGATAACTTCGTTAACCTCTTCGGCAATTGCTTCCGGTGTCCATTCAATTTTGTCTGCCGGGTCTTTTGCTTTGCGAGCGCGGGCTTTTTTCTCCGGCTCAACAACTTCGTCCAGAATACGAACGAGATTGCTGTCATGTACCTTAACGATGCGGCGTCCGTCGTCTGTCTTGATTGCATAGAGTACCTTATTGCTGCGCTTCTCTTCAATCACTCCGGCGATATAGCCGTCAACCCATTCTGCGGTGTTGAAAGGAACTGCCTGACAACGGTGGTTAACATTCTTCTTCAGCTCTTCGGCCAGTGCATGACGGTCCTCATCGGTCATCTTTGGCTTTTTCTCCTGAGTTGCCTTGCTACTGTTACTCATAGGATTAATTCCGCCATTCTCTTCAGCTGCTTTTATAGCCGCTTCTTCTTCTGGTGTCAATGGATTTTCTGTATCTTCGAACTCCTGTACAGAGTTTGCTACTTCAGACTGTGTTTCTCCTGATACTGAAACTTGGGCCTGTTCACGAGCTGCGAGTACGGCCTCGATAGCCTTCTTGTCTTCATCACTTGCCGTTACCAAAAGAGCGTTCAGCTTCTTCGTTGTCATCTGCGAAAATTTCTTTGTTGCCATAATACTGTAAATTTTGAATTGTTATTAAAATGCTATTGTTTAATTTTGATATTGCAAATATACTATGTTTTTTTTGAATTATTGAGCCGCTTTGGGAACTTTTTTCCAAGTTTTATGTTAAAAAATATCAATTGAGTTTCTTAAACGGCCCTAAGAGTCCGAGAGTACTTATATTATATCCCTCCTTGCCAAAGAATTTGAGTGCCATATTAGCCAATTTCGTTGTCCCTAAGGCATCCGAAGACGCTACTATGATAGCTACATAACCCTCATCGTTGGACACGATAGCGCAATCCGAAATGGCTTCTATGAAGTTCTCCATACTGTCCAAATTCTCTCGAGTGGCCTCAACTTCAAGCCTATAAACCGTTACAAACATTTCATTTCTTGCCATGTTATTTAGCTTTTACGGTTTTGTAGCTCTTGCTTACCCCTACACTGAACACACCATGCCAAAAAGCAAATCGGATTGCTGTTTCTGAGTTGTTTTGTTCAACTGCAATTGTCGGTGTCAAAAACAATGTTTCTGATTTGGTTGCTGAAAATTTCATTGTTACCATATTACTGTAAATTTTTATTAGTTGCTCCGCAACAATATTGCGAAAGCAAGGGTTAAACTTAGTGCCGCTGTAGGTGTCGCTCCTAAAATCCGCTTCGCTTGATACTGTTCCACGAATATCGTTTCTCTCCGCAGCGGCTAAGGTCATGCATTCTCTTGAGGAGTGCCGTCCCATTCTGTTACTTGCTCGAGTACAATGTACCGGCGTTGCTTTGCGCGGCACATAAGAGCTGCATAGCTGTCTGCGTCTGTTTTGTTATCAAACTTCTCCACAACTGTGGGATTGAAGATACTGCCTTTGTAGGCAACTGCTACATAAAAAACTGTTGTTTTCATATCGCTGTAAATTTTAGTTGTTTTGGCTATCGCCATATCTTTTTAAGTATATGCAAATATACTACTTTTATTTTAATCTGGTTACTGCTTTAAGAACTTTTTTCGTTAAATAATGTTGGTTATTTTACGTTCATTCTTGCTGCCATGTTAGTATATTCTTAGAAATTTGTGCAAATATAGTCTCTTGCCGTATTTCACAATATATGCATAGCCATTTCTCTTGCTGTAGCGTATCTCTTGGGCTGCACTTTCCACGTTCTGAGGTCTGTGCTCTCCTGTATCATGTCGTGTATTCTCTCGGCCCATACGGCTCTGTCTTGTTCGCCTCTTCCGGTTTGAGCTATTATTGAGCTCTCCCGGTCTGTGCTGTCAATTGTTACTATGTTGCCGTACTTGCTATAAGTTATCTGGCAACCCAGTTCCGTGGCCTTGTCGATTAAGGCTTTCCACTGTTTGTCGGAGTACTCACTCCTGTAATAATTCTTTGTCATAACTGTATTCTCCTGTTATTCTCTTGTTCATATTACTTATTGTTATACAAGTTATCTATAAATTGCTTTGCGTGCTTAGTTGACGATAGCCCCAACACCGCGCAGGCCATACTCTTCAAAAGCTATGCACACGCCGCTCAATCCTTTGCAGTAGCCAATGAGTGCATTATTGTACACACATATTATTTTGTGCATTCCGACCATTAAGGCCAATTTTCTCTTGTTCATATTGCTGTAATTTTTTATTGTTATAAATCGGTGCCCGGCAGGAGAGTCGAACTCCTGTGCGTCCAACCCGGGCGAACGGCTCCGGCGTCCCACTGTCGTGGAACAACCGGCTCCGGCGTCCCACTGTCGTGGAACAACCGGCTCCGGCGTCCCACTGTCGTGGAACAACCGGCAATCCGTTTTATCGAATATTTATGCCGTTCTCGTCTACTGTAATTACCTCAACCAGCATTGCCTTGCCAGGTATTTCTCTTGTCTCGGTAATTTTCTTGCCGTCCTCTTCACGTTCTACTGTCTCCTTTTTCGGTTTGTCTTCTTTGTAGATACAGTAAGTGTGTTCGTAGTAGCCGCGCAAATCGTCGCGTTTTGCTGCGTCCTTGATACACTCGAGGATATTTTTTTCGGCATAGTAGTGGCATTCACTGGCAAACATTCTCTCACCGGTTATTTCCTCGTTGTCAATTCTTACTTTTCCTGTTTCCAACATACTGTTTGGAATGTTCGTCAATACGAAATGATAATTACGGTTTACTTTCATTGCTGTAATGTTTTATTGTTTTATGCATGCTGAGCTAAAGGTCCAGAGGGAGGGCTCAGGTCTTTGCGGTATTGGCGAACAATTATTACTTCTGTTTCCGCGATGGGAGCTGCTGTCGTACGCTCCGGACCTTGATTACTCAGTTTCGATATACTAATTATATTTGAACCGGAAAAACTTTTGAGCAACTTTTTGTGTTAAATTTTGTTTGTAATCTCAGTTGTTTCGTTCGTTATTTCCGATATGCAAATATACAAATAATATACAAAACACGAAACTTTTTGGCATATTTTTTTCAGGCTATTTTATGGGTGCTAAAAAAATAACATAGGAAAATTCTCAGGTTTAAGATGTGTTAAACCGAATGGTTGTTAACCACATTTAACATTCTGGCAGTTAGCCAAGTAGCATGTACAATAAATTTCAATATGGCGAAATACAGCGAGTTAAGAAATGTTAAATTTACGTTAAGAATTGTGGCATATTAGCTCAAAGGTGCTGAGCCGGCTCTGGTACCACAATCATTCTGGCCAGAGTGGCTCCGTGGCTCAATCATTCTGGCCTGAATGATTGTGGTACCAGAGCGGATCCGTGGCTCAATCTAACATTTCCTAACCTGTTCTGAGCCTCTCAGCCATATAAACTATCATCGCAAGGATTTGAACGCGATACGGGTCACGAGATTAAGCCAAACAGGCTCAGAGCCATTCAATTCATTTGTTAAAGCCTGTTAACGTGCCGGCTCAGAGCCATTCAATTCATTTGTTAAAGCCTGTTAACGTG